CTACGAGCCGGTGGACGCCGGCGGGACGAGCTGCGCCAGCGCCGCCTGTGCGGCGGCATAACCATCGTTGAACAACCGCTGCCGCAACTCGAGCGGCATCGAGCGATCGAGCGTTGACGCATACCCGGTTTCAACGAATGCCATGCGCGCGCCCGCGGCCTGCGCGGCCGACACGTGCGTCGACTCGCATGCGGAGAGCATCAGGTCGATGAGGCGCATCGAGAACTGAACCGCCGAGAGCGTGCTGCGCGGGCGCACCGGCAGGTCCTGACTCACAAGCTGGATCCCGAGCCGAGGCACATCGTCAATCTTCAGGCGGTCGACCGGAATATTGTTCACCATGCCGCCATCGGCCAGGAGCGCGGCACCGAATCGCAACGGCTCGAAGACGAAGGGAATCGATGTCGACGCGCGCACTGCGCGCGCGATCGTCGCAGATGGCGTGCACATGCGCGAGAACTCGAAAGGTGCCTCGGCCGCCACGTCGGATGCGACGACCGTCAGGTCGACGCCAAGCTGGCCGAACGACAGGCCACCAGTATGCTCAGCGAGCCATGCGAGCAGCCTTGAGCCATCACAAAAGCCACGCATGCGCAGCGCCGCGAGCGGACTGAAGGACAGCATCCCCGACCAGTCGAAAGTCAGCGCCATCGTTTTCATGTCCGAAAGCGCCATGCCACATGCGGCAAGCGCGGCGACGATGCTGCCACCGGACGTACCCGCAAGCTCCACCGGCACGAAGCCGGCATCGGCGATCGCCTGCAGGGCGCCGACGTGTGCCGGCACCCTGAAGCCGGAGCCGCTCAATGCGACCCGGATCGGCCTCATGAGGCGCTCGATGCCGGCGCCGGCGCCGAAGCTGCAGGCACGCTCGAGGCAGGCGTGCCAATCACGGTCGCCTGCCCGTAGATCGCCAATGCATTCGTGACGGTCAACTGGAACACTCCGAGCGCGGCCATCGCGATGGGCTTCTGGTTCGCCGGGATGAGCATCGATGCGTTGACCGCCTTCTCCATGGCCGGAATGCCTGTCGCGATGAGTGACTGCACTGACGTCACCGTGACGCTCGCGGCCGCCGCACAGAACAGGCCATTCGCGGTCGCGGCTACCGCGATTGTTGGGTCGAGCGCAGCGACGCTCTGAAGCGTCGGCTGCACGACCATGCAACCATTCACGACGGCCGTCTGTAGTTTCGCAAGTGCATCGGCAGCCGATTGCTGCTGACTGGTCGAGCAGGCAGCAAAGAAGATGGACGCGACAATGCCTGCCGCAAGCAGCATAAGTTTTTTCATGGTGAGAACCTTCGGGAGTGAAATGCGGCGATCGCCGCGGGAAGTACTGCTGAAGATGACCGTGGCTATTGCACTGCTGCAGGCGCTGCAGCCGTCGGCGCGGGCGCCGGCACAGGCGGAGGAGACATCACCGCAGACTTCGGTTGATAGCCTCCAGCGCCCAGTGCAGGCTCTGCAGGCGTAGAAGACCCGCCGAGTTCCCCAATACTGGCGGCCGACTCGCCATCCGGCGATGCGCCGTTCGTCGCCGCATGGAACACGCCGAGACCGGTGAGCGCGGCGGCGATCCCCATGACGAGTTCCTTCGGGTCAGCCTGATGAGTGAAAACGAGCGCGCCCCACAGGACGAACAGCCCAGTCGCCGCAAGCAGTTTGATCCATGCATTCATGATTTCCTCTGGTCAAAAAAATAGCCGCGAGGCGGCCGATGTGAATCTGCGAAACTTCAAACTCAGGCGGTGATACCGAGTGCCTGCCCGCAGCTCGTATAGAGCTGCTTGCGATCATCCATGCCCACGGGCATGGCGGTCGAATGCGGATCACCGAGGTTGATCGCGCGCGACAGTGAAAGCAGATCGCCGGCGTCTGCGTACGCGTTGAGACCATGATCGATCCAGAACTGTGCGGCTGCGAGCGATGCAGTCGAGGGATCCGATATCTGAGCGGGATTACCCTCGAGATCGACATTGATCTTCTGGCCAGTCACCCGGTAGTTATATCGGCCAGTAATCTGGATCAGCCCTCCCCCGCGATACCGGAAACCGTCGCCCACCTGCGTGTTGCCCAACGCACGTGACTTCTGCGTCACCGGCTCGTAGAGAAGCTGCGCAGCCGTCGGGCCCCACAGCTCGCGCAGCCAGACCAGGCGGCCGCACTCGTGGCCGCACTCGGCGAGGAATGCGGCCTGCCGCAGCGGTGAGTCAATTGCATAAAGCGCCATCGCGGCCGTCAGCGGATCGACCCACTGGATTGCACGGGCGAGCGGGATCTGCAGCGCCGCAGCGAGCGTTTCGGGTGTCATGTCGGGATGCTCCTGGCGCCAGAGTGGCGCCGGACTTCAATGGGAATTGCCAACCCAGGGCTTCGCCGGCAGCGGCGCCCGTACCGCGGCGTCGAGCTTTCGGCTTAGGTCTTGAGCCGTGCTCGCAGCCTCGCCGGCCTTTGTCGCGGCCGCCGTGACCTTCTTTTCGACCTGCGCGGTCGACTGCTGGGTAGCTGCGGCGGTCTGCGCAGCGACGCGCGCCTGTTTGAGCATGGCCGCTGTGCTCGCGTCTGTGATACGCGCCCGGTCAGCAAGGAACGTGAGTGTTTGCACAGCGAGTTCGTGCGTGTCGGACATCTGGTTGCGCAGGTCATTGAGCGCAATCGCGCCCTGTTGATTCAGACGCGTCAGACCATCGATTCGCCCTTGAAACTCCCGTACGCACGATGCACGCTCCTCGGCCCGGATGCCCGGGAAGCGGTCGAGCAACTGCATGCGCTCGCGCTGGTTGAGCCAGTTCATGACTGCGGCGCCAGCGGCCATGGCCAGCATGACTACCATCGCGAAGAGCACGAATATGTCGACGCGATGCCAGATCGCCTTCAGTCGTTGACCTTTCGTCATGGCTTGTCCGTCGGTCGACGGCCTCCCAGTTTTGCTTCGAGATCCGCAATATGGCGATCCTTTTCCGCAAGCGTCGCCATCAGCCCTTCGATCCTCAGGCGATCCTCCAGTCGGTCATCCGTCGCCTGTTTCGCAGTGCGCCGCAATCGCTCTTCGGCCACCAGCAACAAGCGCCGCAGACGTGTCTCGCGTGCGACCACCTTGTGATATTGGGACTCCCACTCCTGCGCCAGCCGTTGCAGGCTTGCGAGCGACGCCGCTTCGATCTCATTGCGTTTGATATCGAGCTTGTCGCTCGACTCGGTCCTGCGCAGACCGGAGAGCTCCTTTCGGGTACGCAGCCAGCCGGCCGAAAGCGTGCCAGCAAGCACGGCAAGAGATGCTGAAATGCCGGAGAGGAGCTTCACCAGGCTCAGGTCATCACCGGAAGATGGCATAACGTAATGGGCTCACGAAAATCGCTCAGGAGTAAAAAAACCGCCTCAAAGACGGCTCGTGATTGTTCTTGACATATAGACCCTATGGGTCTAATTTAACGCATTGAGGTAGCGCATTAAGCGCAGCCCGACAACCCGAAAGGACTGACCATGAAGCTCACATTTCGCCCGCGCATGGCGCGCGCACGACCATATGCCAATCAAATACACGCCGCCCTCGACGCGGGATCTCGCGAACCTCAAGCACGATCTGAATCGGACAGGCAAGCAGATGGCCGACCTGTTCTGGCTGGCAGGCGATCATCAGTGGCGCAAATACACGGGCGGTCAGACGCCGCGCGAGCTGAGCCCGCACATGGCGTTCGTTGCAGCGGCGAAGCTCGTTCTCACGGAGGCCGAGTTCACGCGCGTCCTCGAGAAGATGGTGGAATTCGGCGCGCACGTAGCGGAGGATCCCGCTGGAGAGCGGCAGCCGTAGCAATGATGCTTGGCTGCACCGTTACGGTCAGCGCATGCGGGGGTGGTGGCGGAAGTGGAGGCAGTTCCACAGCACCCGCCCAGCAGCCTCAATCTCGAGCGCCGGCAGTTCCGAAACATCTCATCCTGATGCTCGATGGCGACTCAACGAACCTTGGATACAACCCCATCGAGGTCCCTCAGGTCCCGAACCAGATCGCGAACAATCCGGCCGAGCTCATGCAGCGTGACATGGATGCAGCCTTCGGAGCAGGACGGGTAACGGTAGTTGACGAGACCGCTTCCGGATCGACACTTGCCGATGACATTTCAGGGCAAAACTACGCCAACAAGGGCACGCTCGTGCAGCGCCTATCCGAAGTGAAGCCTGATCTCGTGCTGACCAATAGCGAGATCAATGACGTCAGCTACTATGACGTCAACACGTACAAGGCCAACCTGATTCAGTGGATTCAGCTTGTCCAGGCTGCCGGTGCACGACCGGTCCTCCAGGAGCCAAACCCGCTCTGCCCGAAATATATCGAGCAGCGCGACGACATGGACTTTGTGCTGGCCATGGATCAGGTCGGGAACCAGATGGGCGTCTCGGTGCTATCGAACTACGAGACGTGGTTCTCGGTTGAGAGCTGGTGGGTGACGAATCTTCAGCCGGACTGCATCCATCCGACCGATGAGGGCTACGCCGCAAAGGAGCGCCAATATTTCAAGGCGCTTAAACCGATCGCGACCGCGATGCTCCAGCAATAACCTTACAAGGCCGAAAGACGGCGGGGCATCTGTCTTAGGGTACCATTGCGGGCAATTACCCCACTCACCTTACATTTTTGCTTTATGGAAAAGAAGCCGTTCCATGCCGCGTACATCGACGGACTGCGCGCAATCGCAGTCCTGTCGGTGATGGCATACCACCTTAATGCATCGTGGTTGCCCGGAGGTTTCGCGGGCGTCGACGTGTTCTTTGTCATCTCTGGCTTCGTCGTCGCACTCTCCGTGAGCGAACTCGGCAAGCTCAGTTTGGGCCGGTTCCTCGCCTACTTCTATGCGCGCCGGATCGTACGCATTACGCCGGTGCTCGTGGTGGTGCTGGTCGCGACGTTCCTCGCATCCGCACTCTTCATCCCGGACGCGTGGCTCTCGTCATCCAACCAAAAGACCGGCCTCTATGCGTTCCTTGGGCTGTCGAATTTCGTGCTCGCATCAAACACGGGCAACTATTTCGCGCCGCTCGCCGAGTTCAACCCCTTCACGCACACATGGTCGCTCGCGGTTGAGGAGCAGTTCTACCTTACCTTCCCGTGGCTGTTCTACCTGTGGCTGCGCGGTCATAAGGCTGCGTCGCGATGGATCTTTGCTGTGGCGCTCATTGCATCCTTCGCGTGCGCGATCTGGCTCGGACGGAAGAACGAGACGTACGCCTTCTATATGGCGTGGTCGCGCTACTGGGAGCTTGCGATTGGCGTGCTGCTTTTCCAGATCATGTCGGCGCGCGGGCATTCCTTCGATGATGCGAGCCCGAGACGACCGCTATTCTCGATTCTCGCGGACGTCGGTCTGCTGGTCGTGATCGCGGGGCTCGTAATCGCGCGCCCGCAGTCTGCACCCTTTCCGGCGTGCGTGCTCCCGGTCGTCGGCACGGCCCTTGTGCTTTTCGCCATCCACGGGCGCAAGGGAAGCTTTGCCCATGTCGTGCTCACCTGGCGCCCGATGGCCTTTATTGGCCGCATCTCCTATTCGCTATACCTGTGGCACTGGCCGGTCTATGTGCTGTTTCGCTGGACGGCGGGCCTTGATAAGCCAGTGTGGCAGGTATCGGCTATCGCATTGACGTTTGCGCTGTCGGCCCTCTCGTACCACTTCATCGAGCAGCCGCCGCGACGCGCCGCCAAGCGCCTGAAGAAGCCTGTCATGATCGGCGCCGGTCTCGCGCTTGTCGCGCTTGGGTTCGGCGTCTCGAACTCGATCGCCTCCAACCAGCGCGAACTTTCGCTGAGCACCGTCTCTCGCAACCACGATATGTGGTATCCGATGGGCGCCGTCTCCGTTTCCAGCCCGGACGGCTGCGCGGTTGCCGACGATATGCAGGACGTCAAAGGCGGCTGGCTCTGGACGCACCGGCGCGTCAACTGCATCAAGCCGGCGGAGTGGGCGCATAACCTCTTTGTGATCGGCGACTCGCACGCAATGGCCTACACGGCGATGTATCGCCAGCTCGCGCTGCGCACCGGCACGACGGTTTACGCATACAACAATGGTGGTTGCCCGTTCATTAGTCTTCAGCCAGCGAATGAGCAATGCGAGAAGTACGGCGAGGCGGCTGTCGCCGACATGCTGCCGCGTATCCAGGCCGGTGATGTGGTGTTTCTCGCATCGCTGCGGATTCCGCGCATGGTCGAACAGAGCGAGATCTTCGGCGTCGATTCCGCGCGCGCACAGGTGGCGAGCCCAGAGGCCGCAAAAGGCCGTGCCGATGGCGTGCAGCGCGCCATCCCCCTGCTTCGGAAGATAACGGCACGCGGTGCGACGGTAGTTTTTGAAGGGCCGACGCCGAACATGCTGACGATCCCTTTCCGGTGTGCGGACTGGTTCAACCAGAGCAACCCGATATGCAGGAATGGCAACGAAGTACCACGCGCGCTGCTTGAGGAACTACGCTCACCGATCATGAGTGCATACCAGCAGATCGAACAAGCCGTGCCAGGCGTGACGGTATGGGACCCATTCCCCATCCTCTGCCCGGGACAGGAATGCTCGGCATTTCATGGCAAAGAGCCGCTCTTTCTCGACGGTGACCATCTGAGCGGCTACGCGAACTTGATGCTACTTCCTCACTTCACGGCGTTCCTTGAAGGTCCTATTGCAACTGCTCAACGTTGAATGTTGTTCCTAATGGATAAGTGCGACGATGCTGGTATGACACGAAAAATCACATAGTCGGAGCGGGCAACATGGCCCGAAAGAAAGTGTTGCTCTCGTAGAACGCCTTGTATCGTGCATCGCCCGTCGACACCGTTCCAATATTGGGATAGGTCGTCTTGTCGACAATGGGAGAAAGACTCCACGCAACGATAACTGTCTCCGTGGAGTCTGAAAAAGCAACATTTTCCGTGCTTGCCATTTGAATTCCTTAGAACGTGTACGCACTTGCGAAGAAGTTATACGACTGCGCGGTTGGTGAACCTGTTGGGCAGTTGTAGTACAGATACGCGTTGAGATTCGAATCGAGCGGAATGTCCGCATACTGAAGAGATGGACCGCAGCCACTTGGGTAGGTTGTGTTCGACGTCTGGTTTCCGATGCCGTTCGCGTCACCGCCAACCCCTAGGTTGAACACAATGGAGCCCGCTGCGGTTGCGACCGCATTCGCATCGCCTGAGATTGCCTTTGCTCCCCATGGAGCTATCCCGCTGAACGACGTCTGATGCCATGTCGTGCCGCCGCTTGAAGTCGTGCCAAAGATGCCTGCACGCGTCACCCAGATCTTGCGGTTGATCTGCTTGAACGCCACGAATTGACCGCTCGGATTCGTGATATACACACCCAGAAGCGCTGAATACGTATAGCCAGACGGCATGTTCGCGCCGCCGTAAGTTGGCGTCGGCACCGAGCCGATTTGTTGGCCCAGCAGCGCAGTCGTACTGGTTGTCGGGTTATAGATTGCATAGACCGCAATGGACGTACTGGCGGGTGATGCCCCGGTATCCATTCCGTTGGCGCCAACAGTGGCGATATTGATAGTCCGCGAGATATTCCCGACGATCTGCTTCGCCCCACTCACCGATACACCCATCACAACCTGTGATGCAGTGAAGGTGACGCTTGAGGCTGCGCTCGCGATATACGCCGCTACGTCTGTGGCACCAACAGATGGCCCCGCAGCCTGCATCTGCCCGAGCTGCACCGCATGCTGGCTCTGGGTGGCGGGGGCGATCTGCTCGGCAGCACCAGAACAGAGTAAAAGCACAAAGGATCCGGAACCTGACGCCAGAGTCGGGTTCCAGTAGACAAGCGCATCACCATTCGCAACGAGCTCGCCGCCCTGCAATGCGGCATGAGCAGCGCCGACCATTGCATATGCCGTTCCGCTCGCATTGAGCGTCGACGCGCCGGTGTTCGTGGTTTTCACCTTGAACCAGAACGGCGCCCACGGAATCGGTGCGGACAAGGCTGGAGTGAATGCCACGACGTATGCATTCGCGGCACCCGTATCGGCGCCGACATTCGTCTTTCCGCCTTGTATGAGCGACTGAATTGCGCCCGCGATCTGGGCATTGTTCGTGCGATTCGGCGTGATACCGGCCGCAGTCAGGATGGCGATGAGCTCTTCCTGAATTGCATTGTATTGATAGGAAGGCCAGCGCGTCGCGGGAATATTGGTCGCGGGGTTGCCATCGGTCGCGCCCTGCGGGGTGCCGGTGAGCGGGGCGGTGTCCGCCTGCGCCATCGGTACGGAATTCGATGCAATGAGTCGATCCATGTGCGGTCAGTCCGAATACGAGAAATTGAGAATGGTGTGCGCGGGCGCTATGCGTGCCATCTCGCACTGCAGAACGTTGTTGCCCCATGTTGCGAATGGCGTGCCAAATGATCCGCTGAACGTGAGGTAGTTGATCGAGAACGTGGGCGCATTGACCTGCCATGCGAAAGCCCAATCGTCGTTGCCGAAAGGCATCCCGAAAGCCATGCCAAATTGCGCGGGCACGAACTGCGTGATGGTGATCGCGTAACCGAGAGCACTCGCCACTGCCGTGAAGTAGGGTATCGACTGGCCGCCGGTCGCGGTCAGACGTCCAACAACCTGCGCGACGCGCTGCTCCGTGGTAGGCGCTTCCCCCGCACATGGGTCTGGCAGTCCGAGGGTTGCTTCCCATTCCGGCAGCAGCTCATACGTTGAGGCCGGAAATGCGTCCGTCAGCAGATAGTTGGCGCGCGTATTGAGCGTCTCAAAACAGGGCGTTAGCGTGCTGAGGACAGCCGTCTGCGTTGCATCGCTCTCGCGTGGCCACACACGGCCGCGCGGCAGATGCGCCTGCAACGCTCGCAGGTAATCCGCGGCGCTGTAATTGGGTGCGGGCATGGATTAAACGTAGGTGACAGTTCCGAGCACCGGCAGCTGGCCTGCCGACATCGTGATATTCGCGTTTGTCGGAAGTGAGGTCGTCATGCCAGCAACGGTGCTCGTGGCTGCAGTAATCAGATATCCGCTCGTCCCGGGTACCGAATTCACGGCGCCCGTGATATCCGACCAGTCAATCGTTCCTTTCGGCTCTCCATTCCTGAAGAACACATCGGCGAGTGCTGAGTTGACAGCCGCCTGGGTGGTACTACCCGCGGTGCTCAGTCCGGAAATAGTGAAGCCGATCTGGTTCTCGATAGGCGAGCATGCATACAAGAGCGCGGTTACCGGCTGCTCCGTGATGAGCGTGTCCGCGACCATCAATTGGTCGCCAGTCGCAACCACGCCGCGTGGCAGGCCATTCGGGCCTTGATCGTGCTGCGACACGCCGTTCGTCCCTTGAGGAAAGCCCACGTATGCCTCCTCGACCTCATCCATCATGAAATAGAGCACCACCGTGCCGGCGCCGAAGCCGTTGGGCTGACACCATGCCCGCGTCACTCCCGCGATGTCGGTCGCCCATTTCACGTAATCGCTTTGTGCGCCGCCCTGCGCCGGATTCTGGTATGCCGCCATCACGCGCGTGCGATAGTCCTCCTGATCCTCGACGTCGGCTCCGGACGTGACTGTCGACGAAACGACGCCTGACGATGGAATGCCTGGCACCGCGGACGTCAGCGTCATCGATGTGTCGTTATCGCAGTTCGCCGCGCTGCCAGCAGTCACCGCAGTGACGGTCGCCGTGAGCGTGCCATCGCTTGCGACGGCCGCGGACGACGTCACCGTATAAAGTTCATTGTCCTGCCGCGAAATTCCGGTGCCCACATTGAGCGGTGTGCCTGGAGTCGCTCCGGTGAACATGATCTGCAGAACGGCTGGCGTTGCCTCCTTCAGGTATGTGTCCTTCAGTGCCCCCCATCCCGCAAGAAATTCATCGACAGCAGTCCAGGGCACTGCCTGTTTAGCGATCCAGTCGAGATAGCCGTAAACGCCCCAGATCAGGGCAGCAAGTGCAGCTCCGAGAATCTTCAGAACGGCCTTCTGCAGGAACGAGAGAATCGATCCAAGCCCGGTCTGAATGTCGCTCCAGATCTGGGTGCGCAGTTCGGTGAGAGTCGGTCGGGAGTACGGCATTAATTCGTTCCCCATGCCCAGTTATAGGTGCGAGGCGCGCCGCCGTCCAGTGGCCACGCGACGATTGAGCTGCCAATCATGTTCGGTCTGGTCCACTGCACGGTGACGTCAAAGCGTGCAACGACACTGGTATCAATGAGCCATTGAATTGATTCGACGAGATAGTCGTATGCATCGCGAAGTGTCTCGTCTGTCGGCGACTTCCTGCGCGAGAGCAGCCACAGGCGCGAGCCCGTAAGGCCACTTCCATCGTTCACGCCATCATCGCCCCACCAGCCGCGGCGGTCCGTCGTACCATCGGGAATCTGGTCATCGGCGGCTGCCTCGCGGTCGCTAAAGACGCTGAAAAGGAGCGCCGTTTCGAGATCGTCCCCCGTCGCAATGTCGTTCGGCAGCAGCCCCCAATCGCCACGCGCATTCTCGACATCCCAGAAGATCTTGATATCGCTCATTCCGGCTGATCCGGTGGATTGGTTTCGATCGTGCTGCCGCCGCCCTGCACGTTGACAACCTTGTGCGTGTGCATATTCGCGACCTGCCGCATACCGGCCACAGTGCGCGTGTTCGTTCCATAGTTGTCGAGGATGTCACCTGATACCTGCAGCAGCGGGGTATTCATCACCACGCCGGTCGAAGCATTTATGGTGACGGTCGTTGAATTATTGATCGTCACCGGCTGCCCGTTGGCATCGATCTCGATACCACCGGAGGCAGTCAGATAGATGCGCTTTCCATCCTCGGTATAGATCATCGACTCGCCGTACTTCAGGCCGCGCTGACGCGACGCCTGATGGTTCGAGCCGACGATCGCGCCGTTGCCGCGGTCACCACCGATGAATATGAGCGCGACGTCGCTCCCTTTCGGCGGCACGGACGCGAAGCCGAATTCCTGCACGCGCGGCACCCTGTCGATCGTCTCAAGTTCGTTCACCGTCACCTGGACCATCTGCACGGGCCCCGAGTCGTCGACAAGGTTCACGCGTGCTCGTCCGATGAGATTGAGAAGGCGGCGCACCGTGCGACTCAAAACATCCTTGCTCATTGCTGCGATCCCAGCACATTTGAATCGACGAAGAGAGGCTGCAACGCAATCGGCTCAGGCAGATATGCAGCCGGGTCCATGATGACCATCTCGCACGTGGTTCCCTCGTCTAGCGAGCGTCGATACGAAACCTCGCCGATGAGCCACGTCTCGTTCGACACTTTGAGCTTCGGAATGTCGACCAGCACCAGGGTATTCGGTGTCCAGAGCGTCCCGCTGGCATCCCGCCAGCTATCCGTTTTGACCATAACGAAGGCGGCGCGGCCGGCGCGCCGATTCATTTCCCAGATGGCCCTGCGTTTCGCGAGATCCTGAAAGCCCTGTACGGCCTCGGCGACGATATATCGTTCGCGAACACGCTGCACGCCGACATCGTCCACCGTCGCGATCATGTTCGGACCGATTCCGGCGTCAGAGTACGCGAGCACCGATTGCGCAAAGCACGTGTACTTCGAGAAACGATCGACCGCTGAATATACGACCGAGGCCGACTGAATATTGACGCCCTGCACGAGGCCGCCAGCCGCTTGCACCCCGGGGTTCGCGCGCGCGAGACGCAGATTGCCATCTGGCTCGTCATAAACGAGCAACTGGCTGTAACGGCTCACGCGCTCGATGATCTCGAACGGCGTCTCTCCGATGAAGATGTTGAACTGCGGAATCGCGATGAGATCACTTACATCACAGCGCACGCTAATGCCATAGTGAGCCGCCAGCTTCGTCGCGACATCAAGCGCCGATGTCCCGCTTATCTGTCCATTAGGCCATACCGCCGAGCAGTCAACGAGGTCTTCGCATCTGCTTCGACCCGTAACGCGAACTCCATGCTCGTTCGGCGAGATCGATGGAACATAGTTATCGACGTAGCCGGTCAGCACGAGGTCAGCGCCCAGCTCCACGAGACACGAATCGCCCGGCTGAACCACTACCTCAGTCGGGACGTTCAATTCGATCTGGTTCTCGGTGAGACCGATATCGAAATCGGACACGCATCGCTCGATCCCGCGTGTAACTCGGATGTCGGTCCACCCGGTGATCGTCTGATTGCCGACGCTCAAATACAGATCATCGCCCATCGTCAGCTCGCGAGCGCCTGAAACGTCGCCGGCATGAAAAGCGGATGCACGGGTGCAACCTGCTGCACGAGTTGATCGGCGCGCGTGGCGTCGCCGTAGATGCGGTGCGCTAGCACAAGTGCTGGCAGGCTCCCGTTGAACGTCATCGCCGCGAGCGACGCGAGATCCGCGCCCCGCGTTTGAAGGTCATCGACGACGGCAGTGCGTGTGGCGCGCAGCGCAGTGAAGCTGTTGTCGTCCGATGCATCCGCCGCGATCTCGATCTCCGCATCAAGGAGATCTGTTACCGACGACATCATCGAGATCGCATCGTCGTACGACGATGGCTGCCAAGTTGCCACAGCCAGCGCGAGCTGCGAAAACGCCGCTCGCCGCAAAAGCGCGCTCGCCGCCGTCTGCATCGTCGACATGGCCACGCCGATCGTCGAGCTCGTGAAGGTGCCGCTCGGCGAGAAGCTCGCGAGCGTGGATAGCGAACGGATTGCATCGCTTGGACTGGCCATGGTGGCCGCCAATGCAACGGCGAAGGCCTGCGCGGAGGAATTCAATGTCGCAGCGTCCGAGGGGTTCGCGGCCGCTGTCTGGAGCGCGGCTCCCGCCTGCGCGAACGCCGCGCGCGCCGCCGCATCGTCGGCGAGCAACTGCGCGGCCGTCGTGCCTGCGGGTGCCGATTGGTTTGATCCGCTATACCCGGCGTTGCCCGCGCCGAAGAACCGCCCAAAATTGCCCGAGAGCGTGCTCACTGAGTTCACGAAGCGGCGCACGTCGTTCACGGCCGTGACGCCGAGCTGGTACCAGCTTACCGCAGCGCCAACAGCGGTCTGCACGACTGCCGCGCCTTCCTGAATTGCCATTGCCGTGTCCAGCGCGAAGTCGAGCTCGGCACCAATGCCAAGCGAATCCGCGACCGCTCCTAGTAGAGATCGAGTGTCCGAGGTAACGGACGGATAGGACTGCGTCCCGTTACGCATGAAAACAAAGCGCACGAGTATGACTCGCCCGTGCTCCACACTCTCGGCGACCTGCGCATCGAGGCATGAAACGTTCTCGATGCGCCCGAACGTCGGATGCACCAGCGTTTGCTTGCCGCTTTCACACACCGCAACAAGGCGATCGCGCTGGCCGATCACCGAGCCGCCGCCATATATACGACTGTTCTCGATCAGGAAGCCAAATATCTCGAAACGGCGTGGCAGTTTCCCGAGCTCCTCTATCCATGCATCATCGCGAAACGGATACTCGTGCACAGCGTTGCGCGATCCGAAGCGCGTGTTCGTGGCCACAACCGCAAACGGCACACCGCCAAATGAAGCTTGGCGCAGCGATCCCCACCACGAGCTCGCCAGATCGCCGGTAAGCAGCGAAGCAAGCTGACTTGCGGCCGACGCGACGCCCCCGATGCTCCCGGTCAGATTGGTCAGTGTCGCGATGCTCATATTGCCGGTTCCATGAGAGCCGAATTGCCGACCGCGGCGGTCGCCGTAGCATTTCCGGTCGTGCGCACGCTTGCGCGAGTGCCCTGCGGCGCATTGGGAATCTCGACCTTTACGTGCACGGCGCCGCTTGTGGTCTGCTGCACGTTCTGGTTTTCCGTACGGCTCGTAGTCTGCTGAATACTCTGGCTAACCGCGACCGCGTCAGCGGCGCGGCTCGAGGCCTCGCCCTCGGTATCCTTCGGCCGTTCGTATAGCCGCGACACAACGTCACCTGCTTGCGCCGCCGTCGTTGCCTGCGAAAGTGCATCGCCAGCACGCTTTTCGGCGCCCTGCCGCATCTCGTAGTCGACGAACTGGAGCTGCTGATCGAGCGTCGAGTTGCGGATATCGATTCCAAAGCGCTTGCGAAACGCTTCTTGCCGGTCCTGATGCCACTGACCGATGCCATAAGCCGAGCCGTTGTCGCCTACGGCGCTCGCGTCGTAGCCGCTTTCGCGAAAGAGGTTAGCCGCGATGCCTGACGCCTGGTCCCGCGACCAGCCCATGTCCTGAAATCGCTGCACGATCGCGGGCGTCTGCGCGTTGTCGGCAGCACTCTTCACAAACAGGCTGCGGATCGAACGATAGATTCGGCCGCCCAGGCCGCCGTCAGCCGGTGCTACGGCGTTGGGTGTCGCCACACCGCCTGCGATCGCCTCGGCGACCCGCTGATCGCGCCCGGCAGCCGTCTCACCGGGCAATTGGTGAATGCTTCGATCGAGCGCCTTCGCTCGCTCATGCTCTGCGAGATAGCCGGCGGCGGCCGTCACGGCAGCGCCCCCGGTGCTCGTCGTCGCGGCGATCGTCGTCAGAAGACCGACCAGACGCACGGCGCGCGCAATGAGCGTGGCAATGCTGGCGATTGGTCCCGCGAACGTGATCGCCGCGAGCCCAGCCGCGATGGTCTTCACGCCGCCAATCGCATCGACGAACTCCTCCACCTCTTCGGCCTTCTTCGACCAGTCGGTTGTTTCAATCCAGTGCGCGATCTTCGGCCCATACTCGTTCGCGATCGGCACCATCTGTTCAGCGACTTTCCCCAGCGCCGGCGCGAGCGCCGAACCGACCGAATTCTTCAGCTTGTCGACGCTTGCATCGAGTCCGACGATTGCCTCGTTGTAACGCTCGCCCTGTGCGATCTGCTCGGGCGTCATCACCGCATTCAGCGCGCGGAACTTCGCGACGTATGCATCGATCGCAGCACCGCCCTTGCCGAGCAATGGTCCGAGGTCGCCAACTCCGAAAATCTCGAGGAACTTTTGCCGCGCTTGTGTATTGCTGATTTTCGAGGCGGCGTTCGCCACATCGCGCAGCGCGCGTGCCGTGTCGATCGAGCCGTCGCGCAGCCTGTGGATACCAATGCCCTTGTCCGCCATCACGCCGGCGACGAACGTATCGCGGCCCGCCGCTGCATCCTCGAACGCGTTGCCGACGGATTTCAACCCGTTGCTCATCGACTCGCTCGACAGGCCAGCGAGGCGGGCCGCGCCCTGATATTCCTGCAACTGCGTCGTACCGATACCGATGCTGTACGCGGTATTGCTGATCTGCTTCGCAGAACGGCCCCAGCTCGTCGCAAAGGCCACGACGCCGGCGACCGTCGCCGCACCGGTCAATGCCGCGATCGGAGGTGCGAGAGACGCAACGCGGCGTGCCGATTCGGTCGCGAAGATGCCGACCTTCTCGATGCTGCGCCCGAGCTTGTCCATTCCCGTCTCTTTCGCGAAAGCGGAGACGGATGCCTTTACATCCGAAATCGGCTTCGTGATCTGCGCGATCGATCGATTTACCTGCTGCGCGACGGACGTGGCCCGGTCGACTGCGGTAATCGTGATCGAAAAAACATTCGCCATCAGGAAGCCCCTTTCAGACGCATGGCTTGCTCAAACCAGTAGTTGAAACGGCGCAGCTTCAGCTTGCCAGCGTCGTCTGGTCCCCAGCGGAAGAAGTAAGTGACGTCTGCGCGTCGGTCCCCGAGGTCTCGCCAGACTGCGGGGGCGTCCAGGTAAAACCCGAGAGGAATGTCACCGCCTCCTCGTAGTCGGTCTTCACCATCTTGCGAATGACCGGCAGCGGAATGCCGGACACCATTGCGATGAGGGCCGCATTTGCGGCGTACTGCGAGCCCTGAACCTGCGCGCTGCGATCGAGCTCATCGACTTCCGGCTCGCGCAGTGTGACCGTTTCGTAGGTCTTCGTATCGCCCTTCAGTGTGATGGGCTTTTTGAGGTTGATGATTTTCGTATCGTCCATGTTCAGCTCGTGGTGGTTTCGGTGACGCAGCCTTCGGGCCCCTCCAGGCGCACGTCGAACTTCGCGTCGTTGGAATCGACTTCCTGCTCTTCGACGGTCCACATGTCGCGACCGATGATCGTCTTGCCATTGGCCAGTTGCGCGACGACCGTGACGTCCGTCATCAGGTTGATCGACGCGACGGTCAGGCCACCCCAATCGCGCAGGTTGAACGAGATGAACGGCGCCGAAGGGGTTTCCTTGTAGCCATGCACGCTATCCATCCCCGCGAGGGTTTCGCGCTTCCGACTCGCGGGCTTGTACTTGAAATCGGCTGTGATCATGTACGTCGTACCGTCGATCGAGAGCGACGCGGTGCCGGCGAGCAGTCCAGTGGGAGAAGCCATTACATGTCTCCAGAAAATGGAAACGCGCCGCAGTGCGGCGCATCAGGGATCGCTGTCGGTCGATCAGCTCGAGGTGGTCGGGACGATGTTCGAGAACTGCATCAGCAGCGCGAAGATCCGCAACTGGTCGATCAAAATCGCCGGATAGAGCACGTCGACGCGGTTGGGGTTCTGCGAGTTCTGCTGCACAATGAGCCCCTGCGCGAACACCGCGCTGCCCTGCACATAGCCGTTCTCTTCCATCGTCTGGTACTGCGCGACGAGGTCGGCCCGGATCATCGCTGGTGTCACGACGTTCGTGCCCGGCACGACTCGCGTGCCGTTCGCGGCCAGCTTCTTGCGCGCGTACTTCGTCGTGACAACGGATTTGAGCTGCCGCAGAACATAGGTCAGCGTGTTCATTGTCTCGACTTCCAGATAGCTGTCGTCGGCGTCACCGAACGAGTTCTTCTGGTAGGTCGTGATCAGATTCTCGAGTGCGCACGTGCCGTCGTCTGCTACCGAGAATGTGCTGATGCCGTCGTACAGCAGCGTATTGCGATCGGTCAGCGCAAAGCGCATCGCGAGCGGAGGCGCCTGCATCGTCGCAAGCGTCACCGTCTGAAGGGGCTGCGCGGGGTCTGCGCGCGCCGACACAGCCACGGCGGCAGTGATGTCCGCCGCAATCACCCAGCTCGGGGTCGGCGAGCCGTTGAATCCGAGGATCGACATGTGCTCGTCGTTGCGCGTCACGCCAAACGTAGTGAGCGCGCCAAGCGTGCCTCGATAGGCGGTATATGCGCCGCCATAGAGTTGCTGGCTCCAGCTCCAGCGTCCCGTCGAAGTGCTCAGGAAGGACTTCATCGCGTCCAGCGACGCGCTGTCCGTATACGCGAACGCGATGAAATCGAAAGTCTGGTCGCCCAGGTTTGCGAGCGCGTCTGCAACGTCCGGTGCGACCAGGCCGCCGGCCATCGCCGTGATCGTCACTGCGAGACCAGTCGGCGTGGATTCGCCTGCCTGCGTGCCTCCATAATTGAGCTGGAGATCGATGTCGTTGCCAGCGAGGCCCTTGTTCTTCGCCGTGATATCGACCTTGGTGGTCGTCGTCGCGTCGACCGCGGCAGTCACTGGCAGGTCGGGGAGCGTGCCGATCTGCGCAACAAGCGCGGTCGCGATCTGCGCGGCTGTCATCGCCGGGGTAACGACGAGCGAAACAAGCTGGCCAGCGATGTACAGCGAGAGCACGCCCATCGCGGTCGGCGCGCTCGTGAAATTCAGGCTGCCCGACGCGGCGACGGAAGACGCGCCGTCGGCGAGCGGCAGATACCAGACCTCGCCGAACGAATCGCGCGCGCGATAGGCCTCAGTCATCAGTGCAAGCATCGAGCCGCGGCCGCCGACGGCCTTTGCGTCGCTCACACCCTGGCAAATCTGCGGGACGCCCGGGGTACCGGTTCCCGACGACAGGATCTGGCCGACGATGAGCGCGCGCTGGGTCTGCTGGCCGGTATTCGCGTTACTCGGATCGATGTCCGCATAAAAGAGGGGTACCCGCAGGTTCTGCGGGATGTTGGGAAAGGAAATGTCGCCCATTCGTTAGCTCCGGTGGCGAGGTGGCGCCCCAAACAAAAACCCCGCCTGGGCGGGGTCTCATTGGTGGATTGTGGACAGTTAGCTCGATGTCTTCTCGGTCGCCGGGACGGCCACAGCCGGCGCGGCCGGTGCGCTCGGCGCCGTTTTCGGGCTGATTGCCCGCACGGCATCTCCGTCGCGCAGGCGCCGGCGCCAGAACATGTCGAAGTCGTCCACCTGCATGCCTTCGTCCGGCACAACGGTGGTCTTCACGCCCTCGACGGGCGACGAGGAAAGCAATTGCTTCGTAACCGGGTCGCGAAGCAGCACGCCCGGCGCGGGTTTCACAAACATGGAGAGCTCCAGTGACGCGTGTGCGCCGCTCAGGATTGCGGGAGGTTGATCGTGAGGCCTGGTTCGGTTGTGCCGTCCGGCATCTCGATGGTCAGATCGATACCCTGGAGCGGCACGGCCGGCGGCTGATAGAAGTCCTCTGGCCCCTGCACGTGCTCCATCTCCAGATCCAGCACCAGCTCACCGATCGGAGACTGGCCGTCGCGCGGCACGCTGATCGTCGAGCGGAAGGCCGGGAACTGCTGCAGCAGGCCCATGATCGGCGGATAGTTGATGAGCGCCCCCTTGACCTGCTCACGCAGCGTTTCGAGCTGCTCTTCGACTGCAGCGGCAGCCGCGTCATTGGCCAGCGCGGACGCCTGCGCACGCGCCGTCACGCGCAGCGTCGTCGTCACGGTGAATGCCGGCGGCCCATGCGGCCCCCATCCCTGGCCATTCTCATCCGGTGTCTGGACGATCAGCATCGGATACTTTCCGTCCCACGTTGCCCACGTGCGTGGCGAATACACGTTCGATCCGGCTGCCGTTGCTCCCGCTATGGTGAGCCCCTGCACCGCGAGCTCGCGGAGATTGCTCGACGTTGTCATTGCTTGCCCAGATCCATATATGCCCAGCCGAGGCCGTCGATCGCCACGTCCTTTACCACGTAGGCGACACCCCCAACTTGCATGACATCGCTCTGGATGGGTTCCGGCGCGCCCATGGCGCTGAACTGCGAGACCTGCACGCCGAGCGTGGCCACTGTGACGTTGGCCTGCGATTCACCGGCGTCATCGAAGATGTGGTCGGTGATCAGCGTGAAAACGCCGAGTAGTCCCGCGAAGCTGCCGCCGGCTTTCGGGAGAAAGATGACGGCCTTTTCATCACCCAACGTCGAACTGATCGCGGCGTTGAGCGTGCCATCGAAGTCGATCACGGTCAGGCCGTCCCTTCCTGCAGGACTTCCGGGCGAGTACATATGTGCAACGGATAACTGTAGGCCTCCATCTTCCACCAGCTGTTGCGGTCGCGATCGAAGATCGGGATCACATATTGCGGCTTGCCCGGAGTGTTCACCCATTCGAACGATTCACCCGGCGCATATGCGCAGCGGAAGATACCAGGCGCGCCGACCGGGAAAAACTTCACGGTCGTGTCCGGTACCTTGATGGTTTCGTTGTCATCCGAACCGCGATAGTTCAGCCAGTTGATACCGGCGAACGGGAAGACATCGAACGCGCCGCCCTGCCGATCATCGCGGAGGTCCGCCGCCGCCGACCAGTTCATGAACGTGCGGATCACGTCCTGATGGTTCACGAACGCATCGTAGAACTCATCGCCGCACAGCGCGTAGACGCGCGTCGTGGGCAGGAATGAGCCCTGCGCCTTACGCGCCATCGTCCGGCGGATCTTGTTGATGAGCGGACGCAGCGAGTACTCCGTGTTCGCCGCGAGATTGAACTGCCACGGGGCGGCCGGAGTGATTCCGAACTGATCGAACCAGTCGAAAAGCACGCTGCCGTCGGCATCGAGCAGCAACCCCTGCACGGCCGCCAGCCGGTGGAATTCCCACGTGTATTCGATGTTACGCAGGATGCCGGTCGGTCCATTCATGCGGCGCGCAACCTCCACCTGCACCTGCATGAGCTCCGACTCCGTACCAAAGGCGCGGATGTTCTGGATCTCATTCGCATAGATCGTGTCGCTGTGCATCAGGCGCGGCACATCGAAGTAGCGGGCCTGGCGCTTTTCGGTCGTGCGCTGGACGCCCTCGGCGCCGCGCGGCGACGTCGGCACGATGATGAGCTTGCCCTGACGCTGCTCGACGGCCAGCGCCGTCGTCCGGATCGGATCCGGCTCGAAGATATCGAGATCGCCGAGACCCGTCGGCTGAAACGGATACTTGTCGACCGCCGCAGTGAGCTGGATGGTCGTGAAAGGATCCTGATGGAATACGTCCAAGCTGGCCATTATTTGGCTCCGAAAAAAATAATGACCGCTTGCGCGGCCATAAGGACTCGAAGTTGGGAGGAGAAGGCTGTGTGCCGCGGCGGAGTCAGCGCGTGATGATGCCCAGAGCAGTGAGCTGCGCAGTCGCCGTTGCGATCTGCGCGGCCGTCGCGCCGCTCGGCCAGATGAGCTCGGATCCGTTAACCTCACATTCGCGCGTCACGACCGTGCCGGGCACATCGTTCAGCGTCGCGTCGGTGAAACCGAACGCAATGCCCGCGGCGGACTGCGAACCGTCGCTGGCAGATGGGTTGAGCGGCACGAAAACGCCGTTGATCGCCTCGACCTGGATCGAGAACTCGTCACCCGCGACGAATGGCGTCGCACCGGCGGTAATCGTGAGCGCGATTTGGTTGCTGAACGCGGAACCCGCGGTGGCAGTCCCGAGCGAATTGCCGTAGGGATCGCTCACAGCGAAGTGCGTTGCATCGCTCGCGATCGCCGAATACATGCCGAGTTGAGCCCCTGCAACAACCGGCGTGCCGGCCATGGCGATCGTGCCGTTACCGGTGTTGTTATTCACCTGCTCGGCGTTGCCCGGCCACGCAGCGGCCACACCACCGGTCTGAAGACCTAGCACGGTGCCGGGATATACCTTCGTCGCGCCGCCGATGGTACCGACGTCGCGCGCACGGTGGCCGCGGGCCTCCGAAACGAGGAATCCGCCGGCGTGCCATTGCTCGATCAGCGGCGTCTGGGTGAGGACGGGGGGATTGGTCATGATTCAATCCTTGGGGGAAGAATGGACAGTGCCTGCGCGTGCGCTGGCGTCTGGTTTAGCGGGCGCGGCGCGGCTTCGCCCCGGCCTTCTGGAACGCGGAGTCCCAGCTCGCTTCGACGGCTTGCTCCTGCGACATGCGCGGAGCGTCACCGGAACCGAGATTCGGATTGCGTCGCGTTTGCGTGCCACCTGCGGATCCCCGCGTCTTGTTGAGCACGGAGATCACCTGGCTGCGCGTCATCGTTGTCTCGAAGGCCAGGTTGCAGGCGAGCTCCGGATTTCGCCCTGCACCCTTGCTTGCGAAGATCGCGGCGCAGCGCGCACGTTCGCGTCGACGGGCGCGCGCTGCCGAGCTTTGGCCTCGCATCTCCTCCTCGTCGTCGTCATCGTCTTCCGCGCGCTCGTCGTCCTCGTCGTCGGCCGCTCGCTTACCCTTCTTGCCGCGCTTGCCTTTGCCGCTGTCGTCGTTCGGCTCGTCTTCGTCGTCGACGTCGTTGTCCGGATCGTCCTCATCGTCATCGTCCGAATCGCCGCCTTCGGCACGCTTTCCGCGCTTGCTGTCGCCGTCGTCGCGGTCCTGCTGTTCGTCATCTTCATCCGCGGCGCGCTTGCCCTTCTTGCCCTTGCCGCTGTCGTCGTCATCGCCCGGACGCTCGTCTTCGGAGCGGGCGCCACGGCCGAGATGGGCGAAGCTCAACCCACCTCGTGCCATGAGGTTGCGTAACGTGTTGCTCATTAGATTTACCCTGATGGTGGGATGAATCAGCCCAGCTCTTCGAGCAGGGACGCGAAGGCCTCGTCAGGTGCCATGACGGCATCCGCGAAGCCAATGTCGACGCCATCGGCGCCGAGAAAGGTGCCGGCTTCCGTGTCGCGCACGGCGGCCGTTTTGAGATCACGATTACGCGCAACGGTCCGGACGAAAATTTCGCCCATCGCATCTACGTCTGCCTGGAAACGTCGCAGCGCGTCCTTCGACAGTGGATTGAACTCGTTGCCGTCGGCCTTGCGCGCGCCGTACTGAATGAGCGTGACATCGATGCCGGCGCGCGAAAGCGCCTGTGACATGTCGACGTGCATACAGATGACGCCGACGCTGCCCGTGCCGCCGGTGCGCGGCACAATGATCCGGTCGGTGGCGCTCGCGATCGCATAGGCGGCCGAGTATGCGCTCTCCGTGAGGACCGACCAGATTGGCTTACGGCCGCGCGCCCCATAGATCGCATCGCAGAGATCGAAACATCCCGCAACCTCACCGCCCGGTGAGTCGATGTCCAGCATGATCGCCCGCACCTCGTCGTCGCCGAGCGCCATGCTAAGCAGCGCGCGGATGCCGTCGTACCCCGTCATGCCCGAGAACGGATGGAGCGTGCCGAGCTTGTGCACGAGCGTCCCCTCGACGGGGATTCGCGCGACGCCCTCCGCGACGTCATACGGCCGATACCGGGCCGGCTCACCGTCGTCGAACTCCCCGAGGAATGCGCGCGCGCCGCCGTCAGCCAGCGCGAGCGCCGTGCCATCCTCGCGGAATAGCTGTGCGATGCCGAAGCGGTCGGCGAGCGCAGCCATAACGATCTCTGCCTTGTGCGGCAGGATCGCGATCGGCACATTGAAGAGACGCGTCGCGAGATGAGGAAAATTGGTCATGCTGCCTTCGGCTCTTCAGGTGGTTCATCCGTGCGCGTCGCCATCTCCGCGCCCCCCCATTCGGGAAGCGGAATGTTGCGGCGTTTGAACTCGGCGATTTCGATCTGGCGCTGGTCGAGCAGCTCTTCCCAGTCAGAGCCCTGTTCTGCAGCCTCCTGCTTGAGCGTCGTGAGCGCGGCATCCATCTTGAGGATCGAGCCCTGCGGCTCTTTCACGGGATCCACCCATCCGCGCGCCGGGCCCAGCCACGAGCAACCGGCATAGGCGGTCGCCGCCTCGATGAAATCCGGCGCGCCGGAGGGCAGTGGCAGTTCTCCGTTCTCCATCGACTCGCGCAGCCAGACCGCATACATGGGTGTCGCGGTCCCCGCCGAGAACTCCAGACGCCGGCGGACGAGCGTCTTCCAGCTTTCGAGTAAACCCGAACGTGCGCTCGAGTAAGTCGTGCGAGTCCAGTCCTGGGTGACCTGCTCCTGAGACACGCCGAGCGCCGAGGCCACGCACCCCTGCATCTCATGCACGAACTCGGTAAAGCCGTTGTGCGGGTGGTCGGAACTCACCGCCTTGATTTCTTCGCCCGGGGCCAGCGCCGGCACGCGCACGCCGTTGAACATCGCCGGCCGCTCGTCATTCCATTCCTTGCGCAGGCTTTGGTAGAACTTGAGCTCCTGATCCCCAGCGATCGCATCCTGCACCTCCGACGGATCGTACGGGCTCGTGACATACGTGCCGATAGACGCGGCGAGCGCCGCGGCTTGAAGCTCGATGCCGTAGTAGCGGGCGAGCATCTTCGCGTGCGCGAGCACCGGAACAAACACGCCGATACCCCGGTTCTGACCCGCGCGATCGCGCTCGTAGTCATGGATCACGCGCCGCCATCCGTCGTCATCCTCGGCGATCACGCGTTCCCACTCCATCGACTCGACGGCGTTATACCAGTCGTTCTGATGGGCCTTCCGAATGTGATACGCGACAGGCACGCCGTCGTCGTCAATCTCGACGCCGCCTCGCAGATGCCTGGTGTCGACCATCTGCATGGGATTCGAAAGACGATCCGGGTCCACGACCAGATAGCACGTCGCGTATTGCGCGGCGCCGCGCCCAATACGCTCCGGCTTCCAGTGGTTCACGACGAGATCTTCGCCATCGATGAGCTTATGTCGCAGCGCGAGGCGCAACTGCTGCGAGACGGTCAGTTGCCTCGATACGTCGTTATAGTGGTTCAGGTCATTCGAGAAGAGGCGCCAGCGGGCTTCGACTGCGCTCGCGAACTCCTTCGCCCACTGGATATCGAATGCCGCGCCACTGATCAGACGCAGCGCGCGGTAATCGGGCATTGCAGATAGTCGCAGCGACGCGCCAACGGTGTTGTCGAGGATGCGCGTGATCGCTCCACTCGAGCGGCCATCGTTGCGCACCTGGTCGCGCGAGCGCGCAACCATGCGATCGCGGAACTGCGTGATCTCGGCGTCCGGCGAACGGATCCAGGGCAACCAGTTGCCCATCTCCTGCGTCTGCCAGTCTGCCGCCTGATACGGGAAGAACCAGCGGCCCACGCCGCTTGTCAGCGGCATCCCGTTCGGATACTCAGCGCGCTGGCGCCGCATCGGGTTGCCTTGGGCGTCGACGATCGAAAGTTCGTTGCCCATATCAGAAGAGTGGCTTCATCGGACGGCGGCGCCGGATGCACACGCCAGGGTTGAGCGCCTGCTGCAGTTCTGCGATGAGCATGCGCAGGTTCGCCATATCGGTTTGCTGAAACGTCGCGCTGCGCGATCCCCCGCCCTGTGCGTATGACACCGTGACCACTTTCGAGCCCATACGCAGCTGGATGTAAGCCTGCTGTGCGCTGGTGAGGGCGGCCGTCAGCTGCGCGTCGGTCATTCCGTAATACGGCGAACTGATATCGGATGTGGCCATAGGGTTAGCGGAAACGGTGGACAGCTGATTTCGGGTTATTCGGCTTCGGGCCGTCGTCGACTAGCACCCCCGACGACGCTGCGTTTTGCGCAGGTTTCGGAGTCGGCGTCACCGTCGTACTGATGAGCGATGAGTTCGTATCCCACGCGGCCGCCCATGACGGCGGCCTCTTCCAGTCGATCTGCGAGAGCCCGTGAAGGTGAGCAACCATGTGCGTCAGCACCATCAGATCGAGCGCTTCGTTTCGGCGGCCGCGCACGAGCTTTTCCCAGCGGCCGTTCTTCTGCCGGGTCTCGGACGTCAGCTGCTCGAACCAGACATGAGGTTCTTCGGGAGACCGCAGCCCGTGCGGAAAATGCACGTACCAGTCGCCGAGGTCAGCCTTCTGCAACTGTCCGGCGAGGTCATCCTTGAACAGGTTCGGGTTGAACTGCGCGACTGGAACCGTGCCGCCGGCGGCCGCGCGGTTCGATTTCCGAGCGGTGTCCGGATACGTCACTAACAGCCGCTGCGCAGTGAGCGCACTCGCGCCCTTCGTGGGGAGCACGGTCCACGCGTCGCGGCCCGAAATCTTGCCGATCAAACGCACGACGCCGTCCAGCTTCCGCCAGCGGCGCCACGCCGCATAAGCCTGCTGCGTGACGCCAGCCTCGCCGCCGCTATCGAAGCCGAACGCGCGGACCGGCATGCGTCGGCCGCTGCCATCTGCAAGCGGATACGTGCGCTGGATCACCTCGAGCAAGAGGTCCCAGTCATCGGGCGACGTCGCCGGATCGCCGTTAACGCGGCCCTTGTCGATCACCCAGCTTTCGCCGTTCACACCCCAGCCGCGCATGAGCCATTCGAAGCGCCCGCCGTTGGCGTCACACCCGCCGGTAATAAACCGCACGCCGTCCGGTACAAACCCGAGCCTGAGATCGCCTTCCGCGCGTTCCGCCAGCACATTCGCATCGATCGAGCCAACGCCGCGCTTCGGCGAGTACAGGAAACCCCATTGCTTGACGACGACCTGCTTCAGTGTTTTGTCGTCGCCGTCGACCTCGAGCTCGCGTTCGGCCTTCGCTTTTGCACGTGCGAGGCCGCCGATGCCGCCCAGGATGAACGGCGACATCGCGCCGACAATCCAGAAGCCGGCCGACTTGCGTGCGACTAGCTCGCCGCTGATGACTCCCTCCTGCGAGATCTCCTGACCATCGCCCACCCATCCGCCAAACGGTGACCGGTATGCTGCGAGGTTCATCGCCCGGCGGTCACGGTCCTCGATCAGGCAGCCATTGACCGGACAGACGAGCCTCGCCTTTTCTTCGATCTCATCGAGGCTCCAGCCCTCCTCGTAATGCAGCGGCATGAAGCGCGCGGCGATCGGCACCGGGCTCGACCAGGCACCGCAGTGCGGGCACGGCCAGTACCAGACGCGGCGATCACTGTCGCCGTACAGCGCCATGACACCGGCGGTCCAGTCGCGCTCCGGATTCAGGCCGCGGGCGCGGTCCGGGTGGCTCATCGCGAGCAGCATTGACTGCCGCCCGAACGTCTGGCGCCGCACATCGAGCAGCGCCTTGATATCGCCGAGGCCTTCCGGATATGCGTCGACCTCGTCGGCGACGATCCGCGGCGCCGACTTGTTGATCAGGTTGTTCTCGTTCGCCGACAGGAACTCGACACGCATGCCGTCGAAGCGTTTGAAGTGCAGCGAATCGTCGATGGGCTTCGAGCCGAGGCGCATGGCCATCTCCGGGTGGCCATCGATCTGCGTATTGATCCGGCTTTTGACGAAGGCTTCCAGGCCCGGGTCGGTCTGCATGTACCAGAGGAAGTCGCCCGGGTCGTTGGCCACCGACTTCAGCATCCAGTTCTGCGCGATCTCCGTCTTGCCCGACTGGCCCGGGCCTACGACCACCGTCGTCAGGTAGTCGAGCCGCGTGAGCGTTTCCATCGGCGCAACGAGGTATGGCGCCTTCTCATGGTGCCAGCGCCCGACGTAACCGCCGCCCTGGTTCGTCAGCCGGCGATTGAGTGACGCATACTGTGCGACAGTCTCGCGCGCCGGCGGCACGAGCGCGGCGAGCGCCTCGCGTACCACTTGGTACGCGTCTGCGTATGCGTTCTCAAGCATCGGGGCCCAGCAGCACCTTGAGCTCGTCGACCATCGTGGTCCGGAGATCGTCGGTCAGCTCACGGATCGTGTCCGAGCTTTCTTCGGGCAGCCCTAGCTTCTCGACGACCTGGTCGGCAAGCCTGTCCATGCCCTTGCCGAGGTGCACCAGCATCTTCGTGATCACCTGGCGCATCACCTCGACCTGCACGAGCTCGCCGCGATCGCGTCGCAGCTTGTCCTCGAGGATCTCGGCCTGGACCATGTCGCGGCGCTGCCGCGCGGTCTGCTCGCCGCTATGGACGACCGGCTCGACGCCGGGCGGCGGTACGGCGCTCGGTCGCAGCACCGTGTATTTCGCGCCCGGGTAAGGGTTCGCATCAGGTGCGGCCGCCGCGGTTTGCGCCGGCGCGCGAGTTCGCGCTGCGCTCGCGGCTCCCGCGAGATACGCCTTCACCGCGGCCAGATCGAACTCCCAGCCGCCGGCGCGCGTGCCGCGCTTCGCGATCGGAAATGATTCGTCGCTGTCCAGTCGACGGTCGAGCTTCGGGCGCGTCCAGCCGAGCGCGTCAGCAAGCGCAGCTTTGCCGATGACGCCGTCGGTGCCGATCGGTGTAACGCGTTCCTGTGTAACGTTCTTCGCCTTTCCTCGCGCTTTCACGCCATGTTGCGTTACACCCGTATCACTAGGCGCGGCGCGCCTTTGAGCCGCATTGGATGCCACCATAGCGTGTAACGTGTAACGACTTTTTTTCGCTCAAAGGAACGGGAAAAACAGGCGCGCGCAATGCCCGCGTCTTAGGGCTCTACCGGAAGGACCCTGTAAGGTTTGGGGGCCCCTTGGCACGCCGGTCACCATCCACCGGGTGACCTTCCTTTCAGGCCCGGCGTGCGGTCTTCAGGGCCGCGGACAGCGCCGCCTCGAGGTCGCGGTTGATCCATTGATCGACTGTCCTGCGCGCCCGCGCGCCCCAATCGAGACGTTTCTTCACCGGGAGCGCTTCGCCGAAGCGGATGAGCAACTTCAGCTTGCCGCGCCCACCGTTCTGCTCCGTGTCGAGCTTGTTCACCTTCCCGAGTCGCTTGCCGCGCGCGTTGAGCAGCGAGACTCGCTTCGTATCTGTGGGTCTCTGCCACACACCGTTGATCGTTTCGCCTGATGCGGTCTTCACTGCGCCGATGAATACGTCCGGTCGCTCCTTGAGCGCCGCGAGCGTGTTGCGCGGCAGCTGGCCGTACTGGTTGAGGCGGATGTTTTTCGGGTTAAGCAGCGCACGGCTATTGAGCTTGTGGACGCCGCCGGTCTCGAACGGCTCCAGATAGCTGGCTGTGATGTCCTTCATGTAGACCACCGCCGTAGGCGCGCCCTTCTTCGCGCGCTGCACGCCGACCGCATTGCGCGTGAACGGCGATGGATTCGTAAGCGTGTCTGCGAGATTTTCGCGCTCGACATCGGCCACGCGCTGCGCGGTACGGTTGATGCCCTGCGCGATAGCGAACGGAACTTGCTTCTGGATGAAGTCGTTCAGCCCGCGCGCGAGGTCACGTGCATTCGACGTGACCCGGATCGTCATCAGGCCGGCCATGCCGCCGACCGAACGCTTGCATCCGGCTCCGTATCGAAAAATGGAATGGCAGGAATCTGCAGCGAATCGCGACCTAACGGAAACGCCTGCACGGCAATGTCATCGGTGTCGTCACCATAGTCGGCAATCACGATCGCTACAGTCGGTTTGCCGAAATATGGCGCGCGCACGATGACGCTCTCGCCGAGACGCGGGCGCGCGATCATGGGCGCGACGCCCTTTGACTTCGGTTTGTTCATCGTGTCATCCAGATGAAGAGCGCGCGCGCCGATGGCCAGGGTTTACGCCTGTGTTGATATGACGATTGGCACCGCCATATAGCTTTTCCGCGAGCATCCACACGCTGCGGCTACACCGTAAAAAGGAGAAACAAATGAGCATGAAACTCAGCAGTCTCAATATCAATCGCAACGGCAAACCACAAACACTGCAGGTCGGGATCGCCGATGAAACGGGTCAGTCCGTTCACGTGCGCATCACCGTCGCTGAGCACGAGCATCTCGATGCGCTGACGCTTGGCGAAATCGAGCAGCGCGGGCATCAAGCTGCTAAGGCGCTGCATCCGTAATTCGGACGCCAGAAACGAAAAAGCCCGCGCGGCGGCAACCGTGCGGGCTTTGGAGACACTTATTCACAGTGTCAGATTGAGGCGTAATTTACTGTCGAAAATGGAAGGCGTCAAGAAAATCCGTCACGGACGAATAAAAGGGAGCGTCGAAAGCAGCTCATCGGCACGTTTCCGCGCCTTCGAATCCACGCCGTCAACGGCACTCTCAATCGCAGGCGCATCGATCGCCTCGTCGTGTAGGTGCGCTTCGTCGGCGATATCTGCGGTTGCAGTCCCAGCTGCTGCGCGCCGCCGCTTCGAAGGCTTCGCTTTACGCTTCGGCTGCCCTTGAAACCATAGTTTGATGATCTGCCAATGCTCGCCCGCGGTCTTCTCCGACACCTCGCAGATAAGCGCGAGTGCTTTGATTTCGACTTTCCTGCCCGCCGCCTTCTCGATCAGCCCACGCCGTAGCTGATAGTGAACGAGACGCCCTGCGAGCGAGGGCATCACCTTTTGCGTCAGCAGGGTGATTGCCTCCTGATATTCAGGGTTCGGCGTGTAGCCAGAACAGCATGCATGGCCGCACGTGCATGGCCACGCCTTTGGCGCAAAGCGCGCGACGAGCACCGCGCGCTCAAGATCCGTCAGTTGCTGCAGCTCGCGACGGATCATGCCGGCCTGTCCGGCTCCGTCATTCCCGCTTAGGCCTTTCCCCGTGCGCGGCGACGGCGCAGCGAGCCGGTCCATAGCGGAGCGATCGCGGGTCTGCATCGAATAATTGAACGCGAACACGAGAGCGTCTTGAGGCGTACGGAATAGTGTTTCGGTGGTCTCGCTCATCGGTTGGCCTTTTTGAGTTGCATGTTTTTCAGTTGCTCGATTCGTTCGCTCTGTGCGTGCAGCGTCTCGTTCAGCAGCCAGAGCGCGGACGCCGAGATCGTCACCGGATCTTCGGGATGCCCCGCGCGCACGGCGCGTGAGGCCTCGCGCAATGCACTTTCGAGATCCGTGCGCAGCGCGCGCGCAGGCTGGCGGTTCAAACCGCCAGCTCCATCACGTCAGATTCGAAGAAGTCGCGCAGGCTCTTCTTGTTCTTGCTTCGAAGCGCATGGCAGCGCAGATACTCGGGCGTCACCCAAGCATCGCGCGGCGCTTCGATACCGGCGCGACGATCCTCTGGCACATAAACCTCGACCTCGGCGCGCTCACGATCCAGCGAGCCGTCCGGGAGTCGGATACGCCTGACGACGCGCACGCGCGCGACATGCTCGGCGAAGCCTGGCTGATACGAAACGCGGCCGCGATACTGGATCGGCACCATCGTCGGCACTTCTGTCGTTAGCACAACGGTCATTGCGCACCCTCCACCGCCGCCATCTTTCGCGCGCGCACCGGCCGCCAGCGCGCGAGCGCGGCGTGCGTCGCGGCGCGGCGCTGCTGTTTCGTTGGAATCCGGGATTGATCGAGCCAGAAATGGCATACATCGCAGCCCGGGAAAGTGAATTGGTGGTGCGCCTTGAGACCCATTCCGCCGCCGTGCTCGAGCAGGTTCGAATGGCACGGCACGACCGTCTTGTCATGCGGATCGAGGCGGCACACGCCGGGGATGAGCAGGTAGCATGGCTCGCCTCGGCATGCCGCCAGATAGAGCGCGCCCTCTTCGACCGTCGGTTTGTGCATGCGCCGTTTCATGGCCGCGCGCCGCAGCGCCGTGCCGCGATTCGCCAAGCTGCTGAACGGCGAACCGGATTTGCGTTTGAAGCCGGTCCGCTTCATCGGCGCGCCGCGCTTCATGCTGCGATCTGCTGGCGGAGGGTTGCGAACGGATCTATGCGGCCCTCGCGCACCTTCGCGCGGGCGCGCTTGAGGCGGCATACCTGCGCCGCCGTCCTGCGGGGCGGACGCGGCGCATCAGGCCCGCTACCGAGCATCCACAGGTCCTCCCAGTGGCCGTTCGAGAGACGCCCGTAATCTCCGACGCGGGTCCGAACGCCGTGCTGCCTCTTCAGCGCGCGTTTCGTGGCGCTGATGGACGAACCGAGCTCAGCCGCCAGCTGCTTGACACTCACCTTGCGGCCGTCCGCCAACAGGCGTTCCGCGCGATAGAAGATCAGCGAATAGCCATACACACGCCGCACTTTGCCGCTCGCGATATCGAGGCGCACGGCCTCCTGCTTGGCCATAGAGTATGTGCGGCCCGGGAGCAGCCGGCCGACAGCGTGCTTAACTGATTCGTCCGAGGCGTAGATGCGGCGCAGAGTCTCGCGCTCGTCATCGGTCCATACCCGACCGCCAAGCTTCAGCTTGAGAGCCGCCCAAGCGTGCTGGCGTGCAGCTGAGTGCGTGCGCCCGGGAAGACGATGCATCTCGCCGATCAGCCCTACCCCGCGGCGCGCCACGTCTCGCAGCACGTCGTCTTCCTCGCTCGTCCAGAATTGCCTCACGATGCCTCCCGGCGCGCGAGGCGTTCGATATCGAGGTCGTCCTGCGTTATCCCGCTGACGGCCACCACGCCGCCACCCGGCACGAGACGCAAAGCCTCGAGTTTTGCCGCCAGCATGTCGCGGCCCCACGCGAACGCCTTCGCAACCTGCTGGCGGCCCGTTGTCACGTCCTCAAACCTGAAGCCGTCGACGGTGATGTAGACGTCGAACCCGGAGCGCTCGATCGTGATGCGCCCGAACTCGGTGAGATCGCGATAATCGATTTCCGAGTCTTTCAAGACCATGCCGTGCCCGCGGCGCGCGGGCATGTGCGTCGGCGCCGCGTCAGTTGCGCCAGCGGCGTCGGGCACGTCCCTTTTGCTGATGTGCATTGCCAATCCTCGTTCATGAGCCTTTGAGTACTCGCCGGCGCGCGGCCGGCTAAATCGAATTGAGCGGCGTCAGCCCTGCGTGGCGTCGGCGCCTTCCTGCACTCCCGCTGCAACGTCGGCACGCGTGAAGTCGACGTAGAATTTGTCGCCGACCTTGAACTGGCCGAACAACGCCGGATTCATGCACACGAGATCGAAGTTCGCTTGCGGCGACCAGCGGGAATAGGTGTTGTCTTCGTCGCCAGAGCCGTCCTCGTTGTATGCTCGGCCGAGGCCTACAGCCATGAAGTTGAGGCGCTCGCCACTCTTCACGAGATCCTGGTTATCCGGCGTCCAGTTTGGGCCGCACGTGTTGATATCGGACACACCTTGAACCTGCAATTTCGCTCGCATCGTAGTCATTCGTTGCTCCAGGGGTGGTTGATCACCAGCTGCGGCTGGTGAGATCTTCTGCGCGTCAGCCGCGACGGCTGAAACGCTGAATCGATAATTGGCTTCGTGCCATTGAGACGCCACGAGCTGCGCGGGCAACGCCATCGCCCCGGCGAGCGGGCGCGTTGCGATCTCGACCTCTTTCGCGCGCATCGCGTCGACGCGTGAGCAATGGCCGGCAGGCGCGCCCAACGCGCCCCACGCTTCTTCGCGAGACATCAGGCCAGCTGCGCGCGATGCAAGCACGGAAGTGGAAAGCAGCGTCTGCATTGGCTTTCCGAGCGCCGCGGGGCTCTCGTCCGCCAGCTCGCGCGCCGCGTCGGCGATCTGTTTCCGAATGCGCTTGCGCCCTGCGCCGCGCGCGGCGATAACGCTCGGGTACATGTGTATGGTTCGCTTGCTCACGGCTTCTGAGCTCCGCGGGAAAGCCACGGAATGACACCCACCGTCACGGGCTCGATGGCATCGGGCCATTGCTCGCAATTCACGATCAACTTCAGGTCCGGCTTCGAGGCGCAAAACCGGTCGGTAAGGTTTGCGGCCGACCATTTGCCTAGCGCGTATGCTTCGAGCTCGTTCTCCGGCTCGACGATGAGCATCCCGCGAGCGTTGACCGTTGCCTTCATGGTCTAAACCCCGCCGAAAGAAAGATGGCGCAGTTGGAGCTGCACGCGGAGCTCGTCGATGTCGATGACGTTGATCATGCGTAGAAGTCCGAGGGAAGAAGCTCGGCGCCGAGGAAATCGATGATCTGCTGGTAGCGCGTGCTGCCCTGCCAGCTCTTCAGGACGTGATCGATCCAAGGGCCACGGCCGGATGCCTTCGCCACGCGTACGAGGTATTCGGGGGTGGACTCGTTCGGCCGGCGGTCAACACGCACGCGTTTGCCCTGCGCGCCGGTCCCTGAATCGCTCAGCCACCAATCCGAAGCCGGCGCGGCTGCGTTGCCGGGTCCGCTGTCGGAAGCGCCGCCAGCCTCGCGCTGGCGGGCCGCCAGCACCTCGTCGACGAACCGTGCGACGAAGCCGACGTTCAGCGCCCTGGAGTCGTCGTCGCGATCCCGCGCCGCGACGGCGCACTTGTGCGCCTCGCGCAGCTCAGCGTGCGTCACCGCTCGACCAACCCATGTCACGATGTGCAGGCGATCGCGGCTTCGGTCGACCACGAGGCGCTTGCCGCGCTCGGCTTCGAGGCCGATCAGCAGATCGGTCAGCTGGGCTTCAGCATCGAGTGGGGTCGTTCCGGCTTTTTGCTCATCAGCAGCAGCGGCAGCAGAGTTATCCACAGATGGCCCCTCGCGCGCTGCTGCTGCTGTAGTCTCTGAAGTAATCTCTGCTGTAGTCTCTGTACCGTTAACGGGATGGGAATTTCCGTTCCCGCGGGCGTGGTTTTCCCCATCCCGCGGCATAGGTTTTTCCTCGCTCGCGAGCTCGGGTTTGTCCATTTCGTGAGGTGGACTTTTACCATCTCCCGAAATGGACTTTTCCCATCTCGGGAGATGGGATTTTCCCACTCGGGGAGATGGACTTTTACGAGGTGCTCTTTCGGGTGCCGGAGATTCAAGCAACCGCTCAAGCGCGTCCTCGTCGATGCGGAAGTAGGTGCGATGCTCGATGCGCTTCGCGGTCTCGATCAGCACGCCGCAGGCGCGCAGCTTCGCGCGCGCGGCGCGCTGCTCTTCATAGCTGAGCCCGGTCTCCTCCTCGAGCTCCTCGACCGTCTTGTGCACGCCCAGCTCGCTCGTCGCCTTGTCCTGCCAGTAGAAGATCTGGCAGAAGAGCACGGACGCATTGACGCCGCCCAGATAGCGGCTCAGGAAGGGGTAATACGCGATCGGACGGCCGAGCTCGCGGAGAACGTCAGCTGCCCTCATGAGCGCCTCCAGAGCCAATGCGTCACGAGCCCGCGTGCCCACGCAAGCGTGTAGACGATCGAAAGCGCGAATATCCCCCACTGTCCGGCGGTCCACGATGCATAGAACCAGAACGGTTGCGCAGCAAGCCCACAAAGGCACGCATAGCGCCGGCGGCCATCGAGACGGTCCTGCGAAAGGTAGGCTGCGGCCGCGCCGAGCGCGCCGATAACGATCTGATCGATCACGCGACGCCCTCACGAACGTGCCGCGCAATCCGGCGCTGCGCGTCCATGCGCTGCTCCCAGTAGCGGTAGTAGAGGTTTTTGTGCCACGTACCGAGCACGGCCGCCGGCAGCTTCTCGCGGCCGAGGACGTGCGGCGCGCGGGCCACGACAATCTCGAAGTCATCCGGCCGCGTTGGACCTTCCCACGACGCGTAGCGCGGCGGCTGGGGACGCACATGCCAGACGCCGGCACGCTCGGGCACCCACTCGGGAATGCCGAGCCGCTCGGGCACGACGTAGACGAACCGCGTGATCCAGGCGGGCATGCCCACCCACTTCGGCTTCGACAGATCCTTGCGCCAGTCCGCCAGCGAGATCTTCACTTCGAGCTCCGTGGCATAGCCCGCGCGCGTGACCATGACGAAGTCAGCGCGGTACTCGCCGCGCGCCGAGCCGAGGCCGTAGCGAACCGATGCTTCGGGGATGAGCGTATTTGCGCGGTGATCAACATGGCGCCGGATTGCGGCCTCGATGAGGCCGGCATTGAATTGCGGCGCGCGGGCCCGCGCGCCGCAGGAGACGTTCTCAGGCTTCGCCATCGCACGCTCTCGGCGCGCCGAGATTGACGCGGTAATGCACGACGCGGCCGTCGCGCAGCTCCTCGACGAGCCCGAGCGAGACGAGCGTGGCCAGTTGCTGGCGAACGCCGCTCGACGACATTCCGCACAGCACCATCAGCCGCGCAATTGTCACGCTGCACTCGCGCGTGCTCTGCAGGCTCAGATGCGACAGACACAGAAAAACGAGCTTCTGCGGTCCGCGAAGCTCGATTTCCCAGGCGAGATTCGAAAGATGAAACGACATGCGATGCGACCCCGCGCATTTAGACAACGATCGTGGAATACGGCTGAATCTGTGCCTACGCGGCCGCGCCGCATGCGCCCATGTTCATGCGCGCGCAGCGGCAATTGCTTCCGATCACGTTGCCCTCAGCGAGATAGTCCATATACCCGACAGTCGTTACCACGAGCCCAAGCGCGTAGAAAAGCGCGTTGAAATGCTCGAGCGTCACGCCCGCGGAATTGGAGAGGATCTTCGACGGCATCGATGGGTCCCAGCCCGTCGCGTCGAGGATCGCCTGCTTCTTTTTCGGGTCCGCGATCGCCTCACGCAGCAGCTTTTCAACGAGCGGCGTGCGCGCAGGCATCAGTGGGACCGTCTGTGCAACGGCATTCATCAGGGTTACTCCGGATTCAAATATTCAGGAATGCGCATGAACGCATCGCCAGGTACAGTCGCTTCATGTTCCTCACGCGTATGCGAGATTTCATGTCCATCAAACTCATCCGCCGGCGCCAGCACCATTTCGGGCACCACGCCGCGGCCAAGCGCATGCGCGAGCTGCAGCAGCCATTCGGTCGGCCAGACCTTCGTCACCAGCACCGTCACTTGCATGCCGTCGCCGGCCCGATGCGGCGCTGTACCGCACTCGTAGCGAAACAGACCGCGGCGCAGCTGCTCGCCTTCGAACAGGCAATGGAAGATCTGCGCATGCAATGCCGGGTATCGGTGCCCAGCATCGACGATGTCGGCGAGGATCTCGCGCAGCGTGCGATCAGCCATTCACGTCTCCGCGCCCTTCGTCTCGCCGTCGAAAGCGATCAGCAACGCGAGACGGCAAAACAGCCACGCCGACAGCGACAGGACCGCAAGCGTCGTGCAGCCGATTGCCACCTGCGCGATCACGCGTGCGAAGAACAGCGAGCGCATCCACAAGCGGCTCGCGCGCGAACTGGGCGCCAGCGTGGGCCACGCGCGATCCAGCACCATGCGCACAATGACGACCAGGAACGAGAAGCCGAAAAGCACTGCGACGGTCAGCCACCAATAGAACGTCAGCAGGCGGCCAGCGACGTCGTGGCCACCCGCCAGCCAATACCAGCCGAGCACGATTTCAGCCAGCGGTGCGAGAAGTCCGGAGAACAGTTGCGATTTCATCTACGCACTCCTGGCGAATGGGTGGGGATTCACGCCCCGTTTAGAATCGGTGGTTCCCACACCAACCGCTTCTTCACGAGGAGGAATCCCCATGGATCTCGACAATCTGATCGCCCAGATGGGCGAAACACTCGCCGCGCCCATTACCGCCCAGCGCATGGCATTTGTCGTCCTGGTCAACGCACTGCACGCGAAGGGCTTGATCGATCGCAGCGACATCGCTGGGCAGCTCGAAGCCACCGCGCGAGCTATGCCGCCAGAGGTAATCAGCCCCGAATCCATCTCGAAACACCTCTACGCAATCGCCGAAGCCATTCGAACCTCCACCACGCAGGTCGAACGGAACTCGATTCAATAACGGCACGAACATCGGCGTGCACTGCGTTTAAACAGTCGGCCCGAAAGATCGTCGGCGCCGGCTCTTCGGGATACGGCTTCGGAACTCGCGTCGCCATCTCAGACGCCCTCCTCGTGCTGCGCGGTGTGCTCAAGCTCGGGCCAGTATTCGGCCCAATCCACCGGCCGAAGCTCTTTGCGCGTCACCTCTCCGTGAGTGAGGCGCTCGATGGCAACGCACCGGTTAGGAGGCGGGAGCGCCTTGCCGCGCGCCCATTGGCTGATCAGCCCCTGCGTAACGCCGAGGGAGTCAGCGAACTCGCGCTGCCGGTGCTTGACCTTGGTGAGGTAGGTTCGAAGATCCATGCGCGAATATTAGAACAGCTTCTTTTATTAGTAAAGCGCAAACCTTCTAATTGCCTTGTTGCACGGAAATTAACGCAGCTAATTAAAATCGCGCCATGGCAACCGTAGAAAAGCGTCCACTGACGAGCGAGGAGCAAGCCGAAGCCATTCGGCTGGAGGCCGCATATCGCGACTACAAGGCAGTCCACAAGGGCGTCACACAGGCATGGCTCGGTAGCGCAAGCAAACTCGGATCGCAGGGCCTGATGGGTCAATATTTGAGGGGCATCATTCCGCTCAACCTCAAGGCCCTCGTCGCTATTTGCTCGCAGATCGATGCCAAGCCCGAAGTCATCAGCCCGCGGCTGATGAAGCCATTCATTGACATGGGTCTTGCGACGACGCCCGAAGAAAAGAAAGCTGCGGTTGGGGCGTTAACGGCAGCGGTGAAGGATTATGAAGTCGATACTTCCCCTAGTGGCAAACAACTCAGCACGGATTTAAATACACCCTTTAGCCAGAAGCTTGCCGCATTCAGGAACGAGCTCGCGCACGCTGAGAGAGAGGGTCGATTGTCCGAGGAGAAACTCGATCTCCTAATGGGCGTACTTCGGCTCGAGACCCGCGCACCGTCCCCGCAGCGACACACCAGAAAGAAGGTTCTGGCCGAGACCGTCGCGGGGCAGTCGGGTGGACAGAACAAGCGGGAAGGGTCGGGCTAACAATGTAATCAAGGTCGACTTCCGTCGTCGATGTGTGCTCCCATACACGGCCGGCAGACGGCAGCGTCCCCCGCAGCCCTCGGTCTATAGCAAAATCACACCTCAGGACGAAATTGAGTACGGCATGGTCGACGTCAACGCCGCTGACGCGCCGCGTCTTATCCGAGGGCTTCTTGCCCTTATGAACGAGCTCATGGACGTCGCTTCGATATGAAAAGAACAGGCACCCGGTACCTTCACACATTCGGGCTGGCAGCAGTTTTCGCCCTATCCGTTTCGCATGCTGCATGCGCCACAACCACGCTTTTAGCATCGAAAGAAGCTGTCGATGCGAGATGCGCCGGCGTGTTCACGCGCATCGGCCTTTATTGCGAACGCGACGATGAGCCCGCGCCGGCGATTGCTCCGGATGCTCCTGGGATCCCGCTTCTTTCGGGCCGGACCTCGTTCGATCCGCCTAGCATGCGCGTCGCTGCTATCCTGCATCTCACCACGCAACGAACGGCATCAGGATTCGAGTATTACACGGCAACGACCGAGCGCTTCAAGACGGGCGTTTTCGATCGCGGTTTTTCACCCACTGATCGATTTGAGAATGCCGTGTGGTCCTTCGTCAGTAGCAATGGTCTGCCGGTCAATGACTCCGAGAGCGCCGCAACCGCCTCGTTCCTCTCCATAAATGATTCCCGGCTCCAGCAAAAAATTGCGCGCGAAGCAGCTGAGAACGAGAGAATGGCAAAGATTCAGGCTCAGCGCGACTACGAAGACAGTCCAGCCGGCAAGAAAGCCGCAGCAGACCGCGCCGTCGTCGATTGCCGGCGCACGATCTCGAATGCCCAATATGCGATCGAGCAGGATAAGCGCGCTGCAAATATCTCCGGATACGAAAACAAGCTCCTCCGCTATCAAGCCGGCGTAGCTATCGTCAACTGTCAAGACGTGATCGCGCGCCGCGGCTATCCCTCAGCACAGTAAGCCCATCTTCGAGGTATTGCCGCCTCGTCGAATTTTTTATTAGAAGTTCTCTTTACATAAAGAGAGAGAAGTTCTAATATTCGCTCCATCAGATCGCAACACGCAAACGCACACGGAGCGAACGATGTCCCAGCAACAGCAAGCCACCCCCACCGCCAGCGCCGCGCGCACCGGCGCGCGCGGCATCCGCGTGCTGGTTCGGACGCTCCGCGTCGTGCGCAACGTCCTCGCGGCCCTCGGTGTGTTCTTCGCCTATCTGCTTTATACGGGCTGGCAGCAGTACCAGGATCGTGTCGACGCTGGCGACACGTCGTGCACTCTCACCCGTTGCCTGTGAGGCTCGTCATGTCCGAGCTCAAACACACACCCGGGCCATGGAAGTGGGAAGGCTACAACCTCTACCCCGTCGAACCGAATCCTGCCTGTGAGCCTCAGCACTATGCGGTGCACACGATCCTCACCGCGGAATACATCGGGTGGGGATTTCTCTGCTCCGACCATGAGCAGACCTCCGCGGAAAGCAACGCGAATCAATTGCTCATCGCTGCATGTCCGGACCTGCTGGATGCAGCAATCGCCGCCGAGGCGACCCTCGCACGCGGTCGCTGGATCGAAGGTTCAACTGATCCCGAAGCAATCGCGCTTTTCAAGCTGCGCGAAGCGATCGCAAAAGCCACCGGAGCCTGACATGCGCCCTATCCCAACCCGCCTTCCCGATGAGCTGCTGGCGAAGGCCTGCTCGCACCTCGTCGATACGCCGCCAGAGGAGGCGCTGCTCAATCCGGCCGTGCGTGCCGCGGTGCAGGCTGCGGTGCGCGCGCAGATCGTCGGTCGCCCGCAGCGCCATGTCGGCCGGCAGCTGACGCCGCGCAGCACATCGCTCACGCAGACGTGTTTCGCGTTCGACGACACCATCGTCGACCTCAAAAAGCGCGCGGCCAACGACGGTGACGAGGAGTGAACATGGACGCCCTCGGATTCCTCGGCACCGCGACGCTTGCATTCGGCTGCGCCGCCTGGTCGGCGGTCGCTGCCGCCAAGCGCTTCGATCGTCACTTTCCCGCCCCCGCGAACGATTCATCGGGCATTCACGGAGGCGCGGCCGCGGCGCGCCTTCCGCGTGGGGTTTCGATGACCGCTACCGCACTCCGGCAAGGGCTGCCGGAGCTTCCGCAGCGCATGCGCGCGCTGCCCGTCGATTCGCGCGGCTACCCGGTGCCTTATTTCGTCGACTGGATCGATGGAAAGCCGGACTTTCGGGTGATGGACAGCCGCAAGCTCGCCGCGTGCGTCTACTACAAGCGCTGCTGGATCTGTGGCGAGCCGCTGGGCCAGTACAAGGCTTTCGTCATCGGCCCGATGTGCGCCGTCAATCGCGTGTCCGCGGAGCCGCCGTCGCACACCGATTGCGCGAAGTTCGCTGCGCAGGCCTGCCCGTTCCTGACGCTGCCGAAGGCAACGCGTCGCGAGACGGGCATGCCCGATGACCTGCGCGTCAGCGGAATCATGCTCAAGCGCAATCCGGGCGTAGCGCTCGTATGGGTAACGCGCAGCTTTCACGCGGTGCGCGCCGATGACGGCGTGCTGTTCGATATCGGCGAGCCGGAACAGACCTTCTGGTATGCCGAAGGACGTCTCGCGAGCCGCAGCGAGGTCATGGCTTCCGTCGAAGCCGGGTTGCCAGCCCTCTATGACCTCGCGCACGCGGACAGCGAAGCTGCCGTGCTCGAGCTCGATACGGCGGTGGCGCGCGCGACGCGCTTCTTCCCGCCGCATGCGGCAGCTGCGTTCTCCGGGAGATCGGCATGAGCGACGCGGGCCATCCGAACATGTTCCCCGTGGCAGGTGAATCCGCGGTCATCGCGGTCGACCTGAACGGCAACCCGAATGCGGCACCAGAGCAAGCCACCGCAGCCGCGGCGAAGGCCGATCCGTGGGCAAATCCGGCCACGCGTCTCCAGCGCGCGTCAGATTCAAATGACACTACTCAGACGCCGGCTGCGACGGGTGCGAAAGAAAGACGACCGACACGCGCAGATCAGGTGATCGAGCTGCTGACTAACAACGGCCCGATGACCGCTGCGAAGCTCCGCGAGGCACTCGGTATTAACGTGGGCGGAGGGATAACACCGTATATCGACAGCGCACTCAAAAACGGGTCAATCATCCGCGATGGCCAACTCTACATGCTTCCAGACGCCGTACGTCGCACGTGCGCCGACGCGGAACTGGAGTCGAGGCCTTCCGAACCACAGGCTCAGGCGTCGGTCGCGCCGCGTGCGCCGATGTCTGCACCCGTCGAATCTCTCCGCGCTGCACCGCTGCAGCGCAAGCCGGATTTCGCGTTGGCAACCGAAGAAGCAATGCTCACCGTCTGGCCTGACGGCCGGGTGACCGTACGTTCCGATGGCGTATTCATCGAGCTCACGCCGCACCAGTTGAAGCCCATCCGCATCTCCATCGATACACGCATCTAACCAGGCTCTCAGGCGCGCGGCATTGACCCCGACCGCGCGACTTTCGGTGGGCGGCTCTCACAGCGCCCCACTTTTTAAGGATTTGAAATGGCTGATCAGAAATTCGAGCAGTGGGCTCTCGTCGAATTGTTCGGACACCAACGCATTGCGGGCCGAGTTTCCGAGCTCACGATCGGCGGCCAGTCGCTCGTGCGCGTCGATATCCCGGAATGCGAGGCCACCGACGATGAGCCCGCGCTGCAGGCATTCACGAAGGCGTTTGGCAACGGCGCGATCTACGCGATCACATTCCTCGACGAAGCCGCTGCGCGCATGTATGTCCGCCAGCTGCGCATCCAGCCGATCAGTACATGGGAGCTTAAGCGCGCACTTCGCGATCTGCCGGCTGGGGCGCCCCAGCTGGAGCTCTCCGATGAAAACCCGCCGTACTAAAAGGCGCGAGCCGCGACCCACTCTCTTCCAGCTCTTCGCCGCAGTGGACGACGGAAGCATGGATTTCAGGGACGCATACAGAATTGCACGCGTGCAGTTGCGCGCCGCCAAGCGCCAGCGCATGACGCACCACACGAAAAGGCCCAGGCCATGAAAACGATCTTCATCTTCAACGATTCTCGTCCCACCGACCGCCTGCCATGCATCGTCGCCTTGGGTGAGGATGCCTGCCTTTTCGCACGCGTCGAATTCGACGGCCGCACGCGGGAGCACATCGATTACGCCTTCGGTTGCGCACATTCGCTGCCCGCGGACCTCGAAGAGAGCGTCGCCGATCCGCTCAATGCTACACGCACCGGTATGTTCGCCGCATACGACCGCATCTATGGCAGCGGCAACTGGATGCCGCTTTGGCTCGATGCCCCCACGAAAAATGATGCATGGCTGAAAGCCATCGAGATTTTCCATCGGCATCCCTCGAAGCCGTGCCTCTCCGATGTTCGTTTCAGCGACGCCGCGCTCGGCCGGATCCTTGAGGCGATCGCCGGCGCGCCTGTAGCTCCCCTCGCCCGCGTAGTGCATTGAACGCTGCTGAATGAGCGTGAACGATCCGAATAGACCAGGAGATCCCTTCGTGCAGACCGAACAGGCATCCATCGACTTCCTGCCGCTGAGCGCCATCCGCAAGTCGCCGACGAACCCGCGCAAGCGCTTCCCCGAGGCCGAGCACCTCGAACTCGTCGAGAGCGTGCGCGTGCATGGCATCCTGCAGCCGGTGCTCGTGCGTCCGTGGCCCGAAGAACCGGGCATGTTCGAGCTCGTCGCGGGCGAGCGCCGCTTTCGCGCGGCGACCGCGGTCGAGCTCGAGACGGTTCCCGCACTCGTGCGCGATCTCTCCGACGACGAAGTACTTCAAATTCAGATCGTCGAGAACCTCCAGCGTCGTGATTTGCATCCGCTTGAGGAGGCGGACGGCTACAAGGTGCTGTCCGATCGCGGGCATACGCTCGAGCAAATCGCGAAGGAAGTCAGCCAGACGCGTACCTACGTCGCGCAGCGCCTGAAGTTGTGCGCACTGAATGCGTCGACGCGCAAGCTGTTCCACGAGGAGAAGCTGAACGCCTCGACCGCGCTGATGATCGCGCGACTGCCCACCGACCTTCAGGACAAAGCGGCGAAGGAGCTGACAGCGCCCTGGGCGAACGGTGAGCCGAGATCGATCAGGGCGGCATCGGAGCACATCCAGCGCACGTACATGCTTCGCCTGGATGAGGCTCCATTCAAGACGTCCGACGAGACCCTCGTGCCGTCGGCCGGTGCATGCGGCCCGTGCCCGAAACGCACCGGCAACCAGGTTGATATGTTCGGCGACGTCAAGAGCAAAGAAATTTGCACGGATCCTTCCTGCTACGCGAAGAAGAAAGAAGCCGGTGCCGCGCTGAAACGCGCCGAAGCCGAGGCCGCGGGGCGAAAAGTGATCACGGGCAAGGAGGCAAAAGCTGCGCTCCCGGATAAGTACAGCAGCCTGCAAGGCGGACTCGTGAAGCTCGACGAGACCTGCTATGACGATCTGAAGCACCGTTCGTATCGCCAGATCATCGGCGCCAAGGGAGTCAAGTCCGCTGCGCTCCTCGAGAGCCCACATGACGGCAAGCTGATCGACGTCATGCCGAAGGCGGACCTGAAGAAGATGCTCGCCGACAAGGGCATTCAGGCGCGCAGCACGGGCACGTCGAATCCTTCGCAGTCCGCGGAGCTCGCGAAGAAGAAAGCGGCCGACGCATATCGCGGCGAACTCTTCAATCAGGTGCGTGACAAGCACGAAGGCACCGGCCTGAGCGACTTCGATTTGAAGATCGTGGCCGTCACCTTCTATCGCCGCCTGTGGAATGAAAACCAGAAGCGCATCTGCAAGCTGCACGGCTGGGGGAGCAAGGCCATCACCGAAGCCGAATTTGCGAAGAAGGTCGACGCGATCGAGGCAGCGTCGCGCGAGGACCCTGAAGGCCTCGGGCGCCTGGTGATGGACATCGCGCTGATCGACGAATCTGTCGCCGCGACCTACTCGACCGGCAAGCCCGAACTGCTCGAGGCGACGGCGCGCGATCGCGGCATCGACCCGGGCGCCGTACGCAAGCAGGTCGAAACCGACATGCGTCCGAAGCCTAAGGAAAAGCCGGTACCTGCGAAGAAAGCGCCTCCCGCCTCGCCGAAGCCAACGGCGAAAGCTGCGGCGGCGAAACGCGCGCCTGCGAAGAGGCCGGCGGCCAAGAAGGTGGTCGCGAAGCCCGCTTCAAAGGCTAGCTCGAGCGCCGCACCCGCGCAGGCCGACAACGCAAAACCGTCGCTTAAGGACCGCAAGAACGAACCCTGGCCGTTTCCGAATACGGGGCGCCCATGAGCGACGATCTGATCGCCTTGGCACGCACCGCAGGCCTGACCATAAAACTCGACGCCGTGATCGGCAATCAGCAGTACTCGAGCGTCAGTGGCTCGCTCGATGCACTCCAGCGCTTCGCCGAGGCATACAGCAACGCGCAGCGCGACGGGCAGCCGCCGAAACAGAACAACTGAAGGACCGGGCACGGCCGGACCACCGCGCAAACCAACCTACGGAGATCAACATGAAGAAAATCACCATCGCAATCGCAGCAGCTTTTGCACTCGCTGCCGCACCGGCCGCATTCGCAGGTAACGGCAATGGCAACGGGAACGCCTACGGCAATAACGGCGGCTCCGGCACGTTCTCGGTGAACGGCGCCTTCGGCTCATCGGTCAGCACGTCCGGCGGCTCACAGGCAGCAGCCGGCCAGAACGGTAACGGCTATTCGTCGCAATGGAGCAATTCGAGCGGCGGTGGATATGCCATCGGCGGCACGGCGCTCGGCGCGGGCGTTGGCGGCTTCGGAGTGGGCGCCTTTGGCGCAGGCGTGTCGGGCTCGTTCGGCTATACGGGCAGCACGTCGAGCGCGAATGCCGGCGGCTATACGAACGGCAGCGGCTACGGCGACAGCAAGTCGGGGGTGGGCACCGACGTCTCGTCGTACGGCTATTCGAACGGCGCCGGAAGCTACTCCTACAGCTACTAACGAGAAGGGCCTTCGGTACGGCCAATACCGAAGGCCCCGCACAACCACCGTTGGGGGTGACAACAATGAAACAGCTTCTCATCGTTGCGGCATCGATTCTACTCCTGGGAAATGCCGCCAGTGCGATCGCGCAAACATCGACGTCCGCGAGCGCAACGCAAAACTCGGCGGCCACATCCACGGCGCAGGGAACGATCCAGTTCAGCCAGCAGCCCGAGCATACGACGCAGACCATTCGCAACGTCTCGGCGCCCGTGCTCGGCGCATATGCCGCGAGCTTCTCGCAGATGAACTGCGGCCAGACGGTCCAGTTCGGCGGCGCGATCGCCGGCGTGTCGGTCGTGGGGGGAGCCTCGCACAGCCTGCTGGACTGCAAGCTCGAGGTCGCGGCCGCCGAGACCGTGCGCCAGTCGACCGTCACATCGGACGAAGCCACGAAGACCAGCCTGCAAAAGGCCGCAATCCTCATCCGCTGCCAGGTGAGCCAGGAAGTTTACGAGGCCTATCGCGCAGCTGGCTTCGACTGCTCGCTCAAACCTGCAGAGCTGCAATCGCGCACCGATACGCAGCCGCCGTCAACTCGGATCGCATCGGGAAATTGAGCATGAATGCGCGCACACGCCATCGCGCGGCGTTCCTCGAAGCATCGCGGCGCTATCTCTTCGCGAAGGAGCCGACGGTTGAGCAGCTCCATGCGTTTGCATCGAGTTTTGCCGACATGGTGGCGTGCGATCGCGGTGAGCCAGTGATGGTGATGATCGGCAAGGTTCCGGTCGGTCGCGGCCAGATCGGCAATCGATAACACGTTTGAATCGAAGGTAACCCGGCACCATAAAAGGTGACCGTCATAAGGAGATGCAATGCAAAAGATCCAGCTCCCAGAGCTTGCCGCAGGCGAGATTTATCTCTGTGGGTTCGTCGACGCCAATGGCGAGGTCGAGCATAGCGTCCTGCTTCCCGGCGACAACGACCGCGCATCGTGGCAAGCCCAGATGGAATGGGCAAAAAGCATTGGCGGCGATTTGCCCACGCGCGCCGAACTCGTGATCGCGTATGAGAAGCATCGCGATCAGTTTCAAAAAACCGCCTACTGGTCGAATACGCCGGACGACAATCCCGAATATGCCGGCTGGGCCTGGTATCAGGACTTCATACACGGCTACCAGAGCTACTACAGCCAGGACTACGAGTTTCGCGCCCGCGCCGTCCGCAGATTCAAAAATTAATTCATTTAGTTATTCAAAGGAAAGTCATGCAACAACTTTCTCTTCCGCCCCTCGCTGAAGGCGAAATCTACATCGGCGCAATCGGCAACGCCAACTGTGATTTTCACCACATCATCCTGCTGCCCGGCGATAACGTGGATGGCGAGTGGAAGGCGCAGATGGAGTGGGCCAAATCGATCGGCGGCGATCTTCCGAACCGTATCGAGCAAGCCATGCTTTGGAACAACTTCCGCGACCAGTTCAACGAGGACTTCTACTGGAGCAACGAAATCCATCACCGCAATTCCGGCTGGGCCTGGTATCAGGGCTTCAAAGGCGGCTACCAGGGCTACGGCGACCAGGACAACGAGTTTCGCGCCCGCGCCGTCCGCAGATTGCCCATTTAATTCTTCATTCATCAGGAGTGCATCACAACATGATCACGCTTGAACAGATCGAGATCGAGCAAACGCGAATCGTCGCGCTGATCGAGGCTTTCAGAAAGCAGCCAATGCCGACGGAATATGTCGTCGCGGGCGTGAAGATTCCACTTGCGCCAGGCGAGCGCTACGCCGGCCTTATGCTCGGTGAGGAAGGCAAGCAGGACTATCACCTGATTTTGTTGCCGGGAGAAGCCGAGGATGTTGACTGGAAGGCTGCATGCGAATGGGCCAGCGAGCGCGATGCGTCTTTGCCGACGCGCCGCGAACAGTCACTTCTGTTCGCCAACCTGAAGGACGAGTTCGAAGCAGCCTGGTATTGGTCGGGAGAGCCACACGAGGAAAACTCCGGCTGGGCCTGGTGTCAGCTCTTCAAGGACGGCTTCCAGGACTACAGCCTCCAGACCCTCGAGTTTCGCGCCCGCGCCGTCCGCAGATTCATTCCTTCAGTAATTTAATGATTTAAACCACCGTGGCCTTACATACCCAACTGCCGATCTATCGCGCTGCCGAAGATCTACTGGATGTCGTGACCGATGTCGTCACGAACATGCAGCGAAACTTCAAGCGCTCGATAGGCGAGAAAATCAATCTCGAATGCATCGAGATCATCGTGCTCGTGTATCGCGCGAACGTCGCCGGCGACAAGTCGCCTCATCTGAATGAGCTCGTCGAGCGCCTGCAGGTGATCAACCTTCTGCTCCGGCTCGGCTTCAACAAACGCAAGCTCGACAAGGGCGCATATGCTCGTGCGATCGAGCTCACGACGAGCATCGGCAAGCAGGCCACCGCATGGAGAAAATCCGCAGGCAATCGCCCGCTCCATGGAGGTCAAGGCTTCCATGGCTGAGCGATCTTTCAATCTGGTCGTGCCGCTGGCCCACGAGGCCACCGCCATGCGCACCACGGATACCGACCGCCAACTGGCGATCCGGTCCGGCGCAGTTTCCCCGCTGAGCAATCGGCCGGGCGACGTAGATAGCACGATACTTCCGGCTGGGCCTGGTATCAGAACTTCAAAAACGGCAACCAGAACTACAACAACCAGAACAACGAGTTTCGCGCCCGCGCCGTCCGCAGATAGAAACCCGTTTTCGTTCGCCGAGCTGGTCGAGGCCTATCTCGCCTGCCGGCGCACGAAGCGCAATAGCCGCAGCGCCCTCGCGTTCGAGGGATGCCTCGAGCGTAACCTGCGGCTGCTTTACGACGAGCTGATCGACGGCAGCTACACACCGGGCCGCTCCATCTGCTTCGTAATCACCCGACCAAAGCCCCGTGAAGTCTGGGCAGCGGATTTTCGCGATCGCGTCGTGCATCACCTGCTTTACCATCGTATCGCGCCGCGTTTCGAGCGCTCGTTCATCGCGGACTCATGCGCGTGCATCAAGGGTCGCGGCACGCTGTATGCCGCAGAGCGTCTCGAGGCTAAGGTGCGGTCGATCACGCAAAACTGGTCGCAACGCGCGTACTACCTGAAGCTCGACCTAGCGAATTTCTTCGTCAGCATCGACAGGCGCATCCTGCGCGAGCTGCTGTTCGAGAAGATTTCTGAGCCGTTCTGGCGATGGCTGACCGACGTCGTGCTGATGCACGACCCACGGGCCGACTTCGCATATCGCGGCGACCCGGCAAAGATGGTTTGTGTGCCGCCGCACAAGCGGCTGATGGAGCAGCCCGCGCATCTCGGGCTGCCAATCGGCAACCTGTTCAGCCAGTTCGGTGCGAACGTGCTACTCAACGTGCTCGATCAGCGAGCGAAGCATGTGCTCGGCGCACGGTATTACATCCGATATGTCGACGACTTCCTGTTCCTGCACGAGTCGACTGACTGGCTGAACGCGGTCCTCGCCGACCTGACGGAATTCTTGCCGGCGCGGCTCTCCGTGCGTATCAACCCGCGCAAGACGATCCTGCAACCGATTGATCGCGGCGTCGACTTCGTCGGACAGGTGATCAAGCCGTGGCGCCGCGAGACGCGAAAGCGCACGCGCAACGAAGCATTGCGTCGCGTCGCGGCGACGCCGGCCGCTGATCTGATGCCGGTCGCCAACTCCTACTTCGGGTTGCTAGGACAAGCATCCGCCAGCCATCACGATCGCGCGCAGCTCGCCAACGTCGTCCTCTCGCGCGGCCGGGCAGTCAATTTCAATCTCACGAAGACTTATCGAGGAGCCCGATGAAAATGGCAACGAGAGCGAAAGGCCCACGAAGCCGCGATGTCGCATGCATCCGCATTGGCTTTGAACATTACCTGCTCGACGCGGATAAGGCGATGCAGGTCCTCAAGCTCATGCGCGAATCTATCGCCTGTGAGCGCCATTATGGCGGCCGAAGTATGCGCTACATAGCCGGCGCGGCGCCGGAGCTCGAGCTATCCATGATTCAAGCATCCGAAGTAGTCATGCCGAGTGATCAGTTGGCACTCCCGGACATGCGCTAGACGAGTCGAGGAAAACGATGACACGTACAGTTGCAACACTCGAAATCTCGGCGATCGCATTTCAGGAGATCTCCGATAAGCTCCGCGCCGGCGGCTGTGACCATCTATTCATGGCCGATGGAACGATCGACATGTACGGCATCGGCGTCGCGCGCGGTGCCGCTCCCGTCCCTTCCGCTGCAGCGCAAGCGCCGAGCGTCTACATGCACAAGTTCGAGGTCGAGCAGATGCAGCGTGGCGCGCGCTCAAGCTCACTGGCCGTCGCGACACCCGGAGGCGCCTACTCGATGCCGCTCTACGCCGCTCCCGTCGCCCCTGCTGCGGCAGCGCCGCGAAACGAGACACTCCCGTTCGAAAGTGCGCTGTTTGAGTTGATCAACAAGATCGACAGCAACCTGGACACCGGCGACATGCTGGAGGATGCGAAGCGCGCATCGGCCGCGCTCGACGCGATCCTTTCGAAGGGGGATCTGGTCGCGAACGCGCATGACTACTTCCGCGACTCGCAGGACCGCTACGAGAAGTCGATCGAGTTTCGCATTGGCTGGAACGCTTGCCTCGACGCGCTCGTAAATGCGCGCGCCGTCGCCCCTACGCCTACCGTCGCCGCAGATGCGGCAGCGCCGAGCGAGTCGTGGAAAGAAGCAGAGGCAGCGCGCCAGTTCGCGCACCTTGAGGCGCAGCCCGACGAGCGCGCAGCGCTCGACGACGTGAAACCTCTCGTCGATGAATGGATTCGCTCGCGTGGCACGAGCATGGACGGTGAAAGCTATCTCGCCGCACTCCAACTTGCTGCCCATGTGAAGGCGCGTACGGGAGGCCTCAATGACCTCTGAAAAGCCGCGCTGCGACTGCCTCAACGATTGCGGCGACGATTACAAGCGCATCGAAGACGGTGCGGTCGAGCCATGCGATCACTTCAAGGAGCGCGCAGCCGAGCGCGAGGCACGCGCTGCTGCCGAACGCGCGAGCACCGCGGCCGTGCGTACGCTCAAGGCGCGCGGTTACACCTACACCGATGGCGCTGAGCAATGGCGACCGCCGCGTGGCCGACCGCCGGCGTGGAAGCTGCGCGACACCCAAGCCGCGCGCGACGTCCTCGCAGAGCGTCGTCGGCAGGTAGAGGTGGAAGGCAATTCGCCGGAGGATGACGATCGCTACATCGACCACGATCTCATTCGAGCCGCGATCTGCTATGCACGTTCGGCCGGAGGGTTTAATTCCGGCAATGTGCCAGGACAATGGCCATGGATGCTTGAGTGGTGGAAGCCGACCACACCACGCCGCGACCTTGTGAAAGCTGGCGCGCTGATCCTCGCTGAGATCGAACGCATCGATCGGGTGGGCGCCAGTAATGGGGATGAGCAATGAAAGCCCTGTCAATCCGCCAGCCGTGGGCGTGGCTCATCATTCGCCCAGACCTCACCGGCGCGGCACGCGTGGCCGCGATCGAAGCTTGCGACCTGAAGGATATTGAGAACCGGACCTGGCCGACGAGGCTGCGCGGGCGTTTCCTGATCCATGCGAGCAAGGGCATGACGCGCGCAGAATACGACGACGTCGAGGCCTTCCTCGACTATTTCGAGATCGACATCGCGCTGCCTGGGCAGGGAAAGCTGGACCGCGGCGGGATCGTCGGGGCGGCGACCATCACTGATTGCATTCCGTCTGCGAGACGGAACTCTCGGTGGCATATGGATGGCCAGTGGGGCTTCCGGCTCGAAAACGTGAAGCCGGTGCCATTCGTCGAATGCAAGGGCGCGCTGCAGTTCTTCGACGTCCCCGAAGACATCGCGACACAGCTTCGCCAGATGCATGAGCTCGGAGCCATCGCATGACGATCGCCTACCCGCTTCAATGGCCAGCTGGCCGCAAGCGTACCGGCCGCTACTCGCGAGAGCACGCCAAATTCGATGTAACGCTCGCGCGAGCGCGCGACAACATCGTCGCGGAGATCACGCTTTTGTGCGGTGGCCGATACGCCCGCGACCCGAACATCGTCATCAGCTCGAACCTCGCGCTGCGTCGCGATGGGTTGCCTCTCGCAAACCAACGGCAGCCCGATGATCTGGGCGTCGCCGTCTACTTCACCTACAAGGGCAAGCAGATGTCGTTCGCCTGCGACCGGTGGCTGAAGATCGAGCACAACATGCAGGCGATCGCGAAGACGATCGAGGCGCTTCGCGGCATCGCGCGCTGGGGCACCGGGGACATGCTCGAGGCGGCCTTCACCGGATTCACTGCCATCGCCGCACCGAACGCTTCACGCACATGGCGGGAAGTACTCGGCGTGCATCCGCACGAGCGCGATCTCGTGCTCGTGAAGCAGGTCTACCGACGTCTCGCAGCCGCGGCCCATCCGGACAAGGGTGGCACACATGAGGCCATGAGCGAGCTCAACGCGGCGCTGCAGGCTGCAGAGAGGGAACTGAATGGCTGAAGCTATCCCATTGATCGGCGACCGCGCGCTGGGCCTGCGCGAGGCCGCGCAGCTGCTGCGCGTGAGCTACGGCACCGTTTACGCGCACCGCAGGGAGCTCGGCTTCTTCCAGGTCGGGTCTGTCTGGCGCATCTGGCCGGAAAAATTGAGGGAAGCGACCGGGCGGTACAATTCCGACCGACCGGCGCAGGAGGAACTGGAGCACAAAAAATGTCCATCCGAAAGCGCAAAGGCTCCGACGTATGGCACGTCGATATCCGCAAGCCAGGCGGCGGCCGAATTAGACAAACTGCTGGCACAACCGATAAACAGGAGGCGCAGGAGTTCCACGACAAGTTGAAGCACGAGGCATGGCGCGTGTCCAAGCTCGGCGAAAAGCCGACGCGCATGTTCGAGGAAGCGGCCCTGCGATACCTGCGTGAGCAGGCCGGCATGGCGGACTATGGTTCGAAGCATCGCCATATTAAGCACTTCCAGAATGTCTTTCGCGGGCGCGATCTGAACTCGATCACGCGCGACGAGATTCTGACCGCATTGCCGGTCAAGAGCTCGCAGCGCGGCGTCGATACGGACCTGAAGCCAGCAACCCGCAACCGGTATCTTTCGACGATACGCGCCCTCTTCAACGATGCATCAAATGAATGGGAGTGGATCGACAAAGCGCCGAAGCTGGGCGCTGCGAAGGAGCCAGATGGCCGCATCCGGTGGATTACGCGGGAAGATGCACGGCGACTGCTGGATGCGATCAACGACGACTGGATGCGCGAGGTCGCGGCCTTTGGCTTCGCGACGGGCTTGCGACAGGGCAACATCATCGGGCTCGAATGGTCGCAGGTCGACCTGCAGGCGCGGCGGGCATGGATCCATCTCGATCAGGCCAAGGCACGAAAGGCGATCGGCGTCCCGCTGAACGCCGAGGCGGTGGCCGCCGTACGTCGTCAGCTCGGGAAGCACCCAACGCACGTCTTCACGCGGGCCGGCGAGGCAATGCCGTACTGGGAAACCAAGGACTGGAACGCGGCCTGCAAACGGGCCGGGATTGAGCGCTTCCGGTTTCATGATGTCCGGCATACATGGGCATCGTGGCACGTTCAGGGAGGTACGCCTCTGAACAGGCTGATGGAACTCGGCGGCTGGGCAAGCTATGAGATGGTGCTGCGCTACGCGCATCTCGCACCGGACCATTTGCGGCCGCATGCTGACGTCGTATTGATGGGGAGTCGAACGGAAGGTGTCCCGCGTCTCGTAGCGGTGAAGTGAAGCGTCCGGAGTGAGGCACACTCCGGACACAGTACCGAACGGACTTTTGTGGCACAAAGGCGTTCAGGGCAGTTGGCGCTGCGCTAAACGCTTGAAGCAATGTTGTTTTTATTGGTGGGCCGGGTCGGGTTCGAACCGACGACGGGATTTCTCCGGCGGATTATGAGTCCGCTGCCTGCAACCAACACGGCGTCCGGCCCACGAAGCTACAACGAGGGGAAGTCAACAAAAAAGCCCGGTCTACACAGAGGCCGGGCTTTTCGACGGCAGGCCGACATACTACACGAACCACTCCAGCCTGACCATCCGGCGCATGCAAATCAGCCCCAAATAAGCCAATTACATGCGCCTCGGCCGCATCTCAAACAAGCA